AAAAACTAATGGGCAATACTCTGGTGTTGCAATAACTTGTAAAGCGTCTGGAGTTTACTACTTAATCGGTGATCTAGGAGCTTAAATTGCTTATCCCTTTTGGAATCTGGTCATCAGCTTATAGAGCAAGTCCACCGACTGGTGGAACAATTACTACTTCTGGTGGTTACAGATATCACACTTTTAGATCCAGTGGAACGTTTTCAGTATTTGCACCACTTTCAGTAGATGTTCTTGCAATAGGCGGTGGAGGAAATGGTGCAGGTTCTGCTGGCGGAGCTGGTGGAATACTTTATGCAACAAACAAATCTATTTCTGCTGCCAGCCACACAGTTACTGTTGGAGGTGCTGCTAGCAATAGTACAGTATTTGACATAACTGCTTTTGCTGGCGGTAACGGAACTCTTACATTTTTTCAAAGTACCGGAAATAGCGGAGGCTCTGGTGGAGCCAGTGGTAGAGATAGTGGTGTAGGAGGTTCTGCTACTCAAACTAGTAATGGTGGTGGAACTGGCTATGGAAATAAGGGTGGAGACGCTGCTGGAACAGGCTGGGGTGGAGCTGGTGGAGGTGGAGGAGCTGGTGCAGCTGGTCAAAAAGGTCAAGGTAATGGACAACCGTCTGGAGAAGTAGCTGGTAGTGGTGGAGATGGTTTAAATACTTGGTCTAGTTGGGCAAGCATTACTAGCACTGGACAAGGCGGGTTTTATGCTGGTGGCGGTGGTTCAGCATCTGCTGGAAGTACTAATCACGGTAGTGGAGGAGCTGGTGGTGGTGGAAGCGCTTTTAACAATGGAGTAGCTAACACTGGCGGTGGTGCTGGCGCAGCAGGAACTAATGATCCGGGTACAGGTTACACAAAATTTGGCGGTTCCGGCGTAGTTATTATCCGTTATCCATTTAGTTAATAAGGTAAAATAGACAAATGCCAATAGACATTCCAAATTCTCCCAGTGTAAATGATACTTACACTGTTGGCGATAGGACTTGGCGATTTAACGGCACAACTTGGGATGCGGTTCTTTATTCTGCTCCTACCGGTCCAACTGGACCAACTGGTGCAGTAGGTGCAACAGGTCCTGCTGGTGCCACCGGTGCCACCGGTGCCACTGGTGCAGTAGGTGCAACAGGTCCTGCTGGTGCCACTGGTGCAACTGGACCTACAGGGGCAGCTGCTTCAATTGGAGATGTAACTGGCCTGCAGTCAGCGCTAGACGCAAAAGCTAATCTAAGTGGCGCTTCATTTACTGGAAACATCTCTACTACGGGCACTATTTCTGGAACAGCTGCAGCTGCAACCGCTGCTACTGCTGCCAGCAGAGTTGGTTACATGGGCATTCCAGCAAGTGGTGCTGGAGCAAGCGGCAACTACACATTGGTGGAAGCAGATGCTGGAGAGCTTGTTTATACTACGTCTTCTAGAACAGTAACTATTCCCTCTAATGCTTCAGTTCCATTCCAAATTGGAACTAGCATTGTTTTTGTTTCTGGGTCTGGTGCAACTACAACTATTGCAATTAATTCTGACACATTGATTCTTGCAAAAGACGGAACTACTGGTTCTCGTACCCTGGCTGCACATGGTATGGCCACAGCAGTTAAAGTTGCCGCTACTACTTGGTACATTTCAGGAAACGGACTGACTTAATGGCCGGGGTTATTGGAGGGCTAATAGCGGCGTTTCCAACTCCAGTTCCACTAACGGTTAATTATTTAGTTATTGCTGGCGGTGGTGCAGGTGGAACTAACGGAAACAGCCAGCCTGGTGGCGGTGGAGCTGGCGGTTATAGAACTTCTTTTGGTACTTCTGGTGGCGGTGCGTCGGCCGAGTCTGCATTAACTCTTTCAGCTGGAACGAACTACACCGTGACCGTTGGTGCGGGTGGTGCCAATGGAACCATGACAAGCTTTCCAAGTAATGGTGCAAATTCTACTTTCCACACTATTACTTCAATTGGTGGCGGATATGGTGGAACTGTAGTTAGTGGCTGGAGACCTCCAACTTCTGGTGGTTCTGGTGGTGGCGGTGGTCCATCTGGTGCCGGTGGTAGTGTGTCCACTGGTGCGGCAGGAACTTCTGGACAAGGATTTGCTGGTGGTAGTGCAGGAGACAATGCTGGTTCTGGTGGTGGAGGTGCTGGCGAAGCTGGTAACACCGACGGACTTGGCTCCGGAGGTGATGGTGTTTCATCATCTATAACAGGAACAGCAGTTGTTAGGGCTGGAGGTGGAGCAACTAGAGGTGCAGCAGCAGGTGATGGTGGAGGTGGAAGCTCAAATAATCCTGGAACTGAAAATACTGGTGGTGGAGGTGGAGCTGGGGTTAGTACAACAGACGGTAGAAATGGTGGTTCTGGGGTTATAATTCTTAGATATCCTGCAAGTTACACAATTTCTGTTGGTGCAGGGTTGACTACTAGTGTTCTAAATCAGTCTGTCGGGACAAATGAACGCTACACAACCTTTACAGCCGGTACTGGTACAATTAGTTTTAGCTAAGGATTAAGATGCCAATAGATTTCCCAAATTCCCCCACTACCAACCAGACCTTCACGTCCGGGAACAACACTTGGCAGTGGGACGGCACTGCTTGGAACATAGTAACGGCGTCTACTCCGTTAAACTACGTTGTATCTGATACAGCGCCCGCTTCGCCACTAGAGGGTCAAACCTGGTTTGACTCATCTTCCAGCAAGATGTACATCTACTACGACTCTAGCTGGATTGAAACTACTTCTGGTTTGGCAGGTCCGACAGGACCTACTGGTGCTACTGGTGTAACTGGAGCAAGCGGAGCTGCTGGAGCTACTGGTCCAACAGGTGCGACCGGACCTCAAGGACCGACCGGCCCAACAGGTGCACAAGGTCCAACAGGTCCCACAGGTGCTACTGGAGCACAGGGTGCAACAGGACCAACTGGTGCTACAGGATCTCAAGGACCAACTGGCCCAACTGGCCCCACCGGAGCTACAGGCGTATTCTCAGCCTCGGAAGAAGATTCTCTAAAAGCACTGCAAGTAATGGGCGTTCTTTAGCCTGATAAAATATATACGGAGGAATAATGCCCACAACCCCTAAAGTTTTGTTTCGTGGAGCCGCAACCACGACAACGTCTACTACTTTGTACACGGTCCCAGCTAACACCATTGCTGTAGTTACCAACATCGTTGTAACTAACACTGCTGGATCTAGCGGAACTTTCACCATGTCTCTAAATGATGTAAATCTAGCTACCACCGTTACCGTTGGAGCAAATGATTCCTCTGTACTTGACATCAAGCAAGTTTTAGCAGCTGGTAACACGATTAAAGGTGGTGCTTCCGCAACCTCAATCAATTTTCATATAAGCGGGGTGGAGGTGTCCTCCTAATGAAAGGACATCGAACTTGCAAAATTTGCAAACAGCTAAAAACTAAAAATAATTTTGCTCCGCAAGGATATCAGTGTAGACAGTGCAGAACAGAAAAGCAAAGGCTTTACTATGCTGCAATGCCACCAAAAACAGCAGAGCAAAGAAAAAAAGCTACAGAATATCAGAAAGCTTATAGATTAAAAAATCTAGAAAAAGTAAAGCAAGATTCTAGAGTTAGACATATAAAAAGAAAATTTAATCTTACTCAAGAAGAATATAATGACATGCTAAAAGCCCAAAATGGCGTATGCGCTACTTGCAATCAAAAATGCAAGACCGGCAACCATTTAGCCGTAGACCATGACCACAAAACAGGCAAAATTAGAGGACTACTTTGTAAAGATTGCAACACATCTTTAGGACTTTTAAAAGAAGACATACAAATATTAGAAAATTTAAAAAACTACATAATTCTTCACACTGGCCAGGATGTTAAATATGGGCGTCTATAAATTTTCTGCTTCTGGAACTTTTAAAACAGCTAGAACCAACTACAGAAGCTTGTTGGCCGGGAATATGTCAGCAGCACCGTTGTTAGTTGATTATTTAGTTATTGCCGGTGGAGGTGGAGGAGGAAACGATAACGGTGGAGGTGGTGGAGGTGCGGGAGGATATCGCACATCTGCTGGAACTTCTGGTGGTAACTCATCAGCAGAAAATATACTTTCTCTATCTATGGGAACGCAGTACTCTATTTCAATAGGAGCTGGAGGAGCAATGTCTACTAATGGCTCTAATTCAGTTTTTTCAACAATTACCTCGACTGGCGGCGGTAGAGGAGCTAACTCTTATGTAGGAGGTTTTAGTGGAGGTTCTGGTGGAGGAACTGGAAGAGACACAAGCACTTTTACCGCAGGAGGAGCTGGAACTGCAAATCAAGGATTTGATGGTGGCGGATCTGGAGGAAGTCAAAATGGTGGTGGTGGAGGCGGGGGAGCGGGGGCAGCTGGTCAAAACGCAGCTAATGACGATAATCGATTTAATGCTGGTGGTGGAGGAGGGGCTGGATTAGCCTCTTCAATTACTGGAGCTTCTGTTACTCGTGCTGGTGGCGGTGGCGGGTCTGGATATAACGCTAATAATGGGTTCGGTTTAGGCGGTGTTGGTGGTGGTGGCAGAGGTTCAGGAGGTGCCCCCTTTAACGGAGGAGCGGCAGTAGCTGGTACCATAAATACTGGTGGTGGTGGAGGTGGCGGAGGTACAGGAGCTTTTGTTAGTAATGGTGCTGCTGGTGGATCTGGGGTTGTAATTCTTAGATACCCAGATTTTTATAATATAACTTTAGGCGCCGGTCTTACTGGATCTACAGCATCTATTTCTGGTGGACTTAAGGCAACCACTATCACGGCTGGCACTGGAAACGTAAGCTGGTCAGCCTAGTAATCATTTTGCCCCTTTTCGGGTAAAATAATAGGGACTAGTCTTCTGCCAAAGGACGCCCCTATGATCTGCCCTCCGGGTACAGTTTACGATATTATTGCCGATCAAGGCGCTACCTTTATGCGCACAATATTTCTAAAAAGCTCGAAAAAGGCACCTATATCCCTAACTAATTACACTGGCAGAATGCACATCCGCGAAACTGTCTACGACACAGACATAATCGAGGCTCAAACTACTGCAAATGGTAGAATAACAATAGTGGCGTCTGCTGGATCGATTACCATCCTAATTCCACCAGCAGATATGGAAGCAATAGCTCCTGGAACTTATGTTTATGATCTTGAGGTTGAAAGTCCTCAGGGAGAAGTCACAAGAGTAGTCTACGGCAAGTTCACAGTTAGACCAGAGGTTACCAAATAATGGCATTATCAGACAATTTTGCTTATGTGGACGTAAAGGGTCCAGGTCCTCAAGGTCCAGCAGGACCTACTGGAGCAACTGGTCCACAGGGGCCTGCTGGAGGACCCATAGGCCCAACAGGTCCTAGAGGTGCAACAGGTGCTGCTGGTGCGACAGGACCGACCGGTCCTACAGGTTATAGCGTTTCTGTTCTAGGAACATATTCAAGCTATTTAGCTTTATCGACCGCTCACCCAACTGGGCTACCAGGCGATGCTTACGTAATTGACTCTGATCTTTGGGTTTGGAGCGACAACACTGAAGATTGGATCAACGTTGGCCCATTTGTAGGACCGACAGGGCCGGCTGGAATTGATGGCGAGGTTCAAGAAGGCGACACCGGTCCCACCGGTCCAACCGGACCTCGGGGTGCCACTGGCCCAACAGGTCCAGCTGGAGTTAATGGTGCAACAGGAGCTACTGGACCAGCTGGCGCTAATGGATTAAGTATTACAGGACCAACTGGTGCAACTGGTGCAACTGGTGCTGCAGGTGCTGTAGGACCAACTGGTCCACAGGGTTTTGCTGGACTAAGCATTACAGGACCAACTGGTGCAACTGGTGCAACTGGTGCTGCAGGTGCTGTAGGACCAACTGGTCCACAAGGTTTTGCTGGCCTATCTATCACTGGTCCAACTGGACCCACTGGTGCTGCAGGAGTAACTGGTCCTACAGGTGCAACTGGTCCACAAGGTGCAGCATCTAACGTAACTGGACCTACTGGTGCAACTGGAGCACAAGGCCCAACTGGTCCAACTGGTGCTACAGGTGCCGCCAGTACAGTAACAGGTCCAACTGGTGCTACTGGATCTCAAGGGCCCACTGGCCCAACTGGGGCCACAGGACTAACAGGTGCAACAGGACCGACTGGTGCACAAGGTGAATTAGGGCCGACAGGACCGCAAGGTAGCACAGGATTAACTGGTGACACTGGACCTACAGGCCCGACCGGTGCAACAGGATTAACTGGAAATACTGGCCCGACAGGTCCTCAAGGGGTTCAAGGTGAAATTGGATCAACAGGTCCAACAGGCGCAACGGGTGACATCGGGCCTACTGGACCGACCGGTGCAACAGGATTAACTGGAAATACTGGACCTACTGGACCTCAAGGTGAGACTGGATTAACTGGTGCAATTGGACCAACTGGCGCAACAGGAGACACCGGTCCAACTGGCCCAACCGGTCCAACAGGCCCTACGGGCCCAACGGGTGAAGAAGGAATTGTAGTTCAAGGAACTGTCCCAACTTCAACTGATATTTTGTGGTTAGACACAAGCGTAGAAGGAATATCTGGACTAGGCCCTACTGGACCCACTGGACCAGCAGGAGTTACTGGCGCAACAGGTCCTACTGGCTCACAGGGGCCAACCGGGCCTACCGGCCCTACTGGTCCAACCGGTCCTACTGGTGCAACAGGATCTTCGGGTGTAGTTGTCTTGACTCAATCGGCTTATGACGCCCTTACTCCAAAAGATCCTAATACTTTGTACGTGATATCAGGATAGCCATGGTACTTTTAACAGACGCCGATGCTTTGTATTACGGAACAAGCAGTATAAGTAGAGTTTATCTAGGGGATACCCAAAAGTGGCCAGCTTCTGGCCCAATTAGTGGAGACCCGTCTTTGACTTTAGGTACTGAAGTTGCTTGGACATCTGGAACATACTTTGATAGTTGGACAAGTAGAAGCGGCGTAACAACTACAGATATTGCTAGCTATGATACTAACAATTTGGTTTGGCAGCTTTTTTATGCACACAAAGCTATTCGAATCTCAGTTGGGTCTAATCGAGTTGGAATTAATCCAAGACAAAATGGTACAAACTCAATAACTTTAAGAGCGGCTGTTTCCTCAGCAAATAACACTATTGGAAGTTTTACTGGAGAAAACAGCTATGGATCAACTAGCGGATCTTATCAAGCAGGAGTGCTTAGAGAATTTGCTACAAACACACTTTTAAGTATTCCAGCAAATAGATATTTCTTGCTTGGAATTGTAAACGGGCCTTTTTACAGAACATTTAAAACACTTGCAGCAAATAGAACTGCAATAGTAAACAACGAAGCTGTTGTAACCGTAGTAAATAAGTTTTGGTGGCCCGGATGGCCATCTGGCCCGACAACCGGGATTCCAACCCAGCTCGGGGGATCAACAGCTGGCTATACTGAAAGATCAGGGTTTGTGCCAGTAACCAGTTTTAAGTTTGAGATTGTGTAGCGGAGGACGTTAATGAGTCAGCTTAAGTATTACAACCAAGGCACCGGTCAATGGGAGCCAGTAGTTGTTGGCGCGACTGGCCCGGTTGGAGCCACCGGTCCTACTGGTGATACTGGTCCTACTGGTCCTCAAGGTGCTACAGGTGACACGGGACCAACGGGTCCACAAGGTATAGAAGGTTCAACTGGCCCAACGGGACCACAAGGGGATACAGGTCCAACTGGACCAAATGGGTTGCAAGGAGCCACAGGCCCCACTGGTCCAACTGGTGCGCAAGGCGAGGCCAGCACTGTTACAGGACCTACTGGTCCAATAGGCGACACTGGACCTATCGGTCCGACTGGTCCTACCGGCCCTGAGGGGGCTGCTTCTACAGTAACTGGCCCAACTGGTGCGACTGGAGATACAGGACCAACCGGTCCTACCGGTCCAGAAGGTGCTGCTAGCACAGTAACGGGTCCTACAGGTGCTACAGGTGATACAGGGCCGACTGGACCGACTGGGGCTACAGGTGACACGGGACCAACGGGTCCACAAGGTGAAATTGGACCTACTGGTCCCACAGGCGCAACTGGTGATACAGGTCCACAAGGCCCAACGGGACCTACAGGACCTACCGGTTTAACTGGTGATACAGGCCCAACTGGTCCAACCGGTGCTACAGGTGACACAGGTCCAACTGGACCGCAAGGAGTTCAAGGTCCGACAGGGCCTACCGGTGCCACTGGAAACATAGGTCCTACAGGCCCAACAGGTGCAACTGGATCTCAGGGGCCGACAGGACCGACTGGCCCGACAGGTGCACAGGGCCCAACAGGTCCAACTGGTACAACTGGTGCTACAGGCCCGACTGGTGCACAAGGACCAACTGGTCCGACTGGCCCTACCGGGGCAACTGGCCCAACAGGCCCGACTGGTGCACAAGGACCAACTGGTCCAACAGGCCCAACCGGGGCAACTGGAGCAACAGGTCCTACAGGTGCAACGGGATCTCAGGGACCAACTGGTCCAACTGGTCCAACAGGTCCAGCAATATCAGCTGGAACAACAATAACCTCTGGCACTTCTTCAGTTATACCGCTAACCCTCAAAGGCGCCGCTGGGCAAACAGCAAGTCTTCAAGAATGGAAAGATAGTTCAGACGCTGTAGTAGCAAGGATTTCCCCGTCGGGCGGCCTTGTTGAATATGTTGAATTTAATCAACAAGTAGCAAGCTATGCTTTAGTTTTAGCAGATGACGGCAAGCTTGTGGAAATGAATGTTGGCTCTGCCAACAATTTGACAGTTCCTGAAGATGCAACTGTAAACTTTAGAGTAGGAACTCAAATAGTAATCGTTCAGACTGGAACCGGTCAAACCACTTTGAATCCTGCTTCCGGATCAGTTACAATAAACGCCACTCCAGGATTAAAACTTAGAACACGATGGTCATCTGCTACTCTTATTAAACGTGCAGCAAACAGTTGGTACGCGGTGGGAGACTTGAGTGCCTAATGAAGCCTATTAGCATAGGCGTTATAGCCTCTCAGTTAGTTAAAATATTTACAACCACGACCACGACCACAACCACTACAACTACAACAACCCCCGCACCAACAACAACAACTACAACTACAACAACTACCACCCCAGCACCAACTACCACAACCACAACTACAACAACCCCAGCGCCAACCACTACAACAACTACAACAACTACTACCGAAGCACCAGCTACGACCACAACTACAACTACAACAGCCGCTCCAAGCTGTAGCGGAACCTGTAGTGCTGGAACCGTTGGAAATACAACTAATTGCGGTGCACTAACTGGAAGTTGTACTCCTTCAGGTTGCGGCCCAGGATGTACTGTAACTTGTACAAACTACTGCAGCACGGCTGCAAGCTCTCCTGGACAAAGCGTTACAGCCTCAGGCCCCTGTGGATCATTCACTGTTACAGCCACATTCCCGGGAGCTAGAGCAGTTATTAGGTGTTGCGCGTGCTAGTAAACCTGATATGCTATGTCTAGGAGGCAATTTTGTCTGAAGAAGAAATTAATATAGTAGTTTCACACAAGTTTGCAGTATTTGTAGATGGAGAATTAGTTTCTATCAATAACTGTGACGATAGAATGGCAGCAATACTTAACAGCAGCCCGAGATTTGAGGAGATAGCAGATGATTGAAGGAATATCTAGGGAAGAAGTTGAAGCTGTTATGCAGCAAGCTATATCTGACTATAGCAATTCAACGGATCCTAAAGAGTACAGATTTAAAATATGGGTAGAAGATGAATTAGTAGACATTATGACTTTGCCCTCTTATCTTGCTCCTATTTATAGGAATAACCCAGTTTTTATAGAAGTAACTGGCAACCCTATTTTTGATTAGGAATCTTTATGAGTGAATTATCGCCATGGCAAAAATGGAAACAAGCTCAGGGTGACACAAGGCCTTGGCATCTGTTAGATCCTAATGTTTCTAAGGCGGACGAGGAAATCGTAGCTAAAAGATTAGAAATTTGCAAAGGTTGCGAGCATCTAATCAAAGTAACAACACAGTGCACAAAGTGCGGATGTTTTATGAATTTAAAAACAAAACTACAAGCTGCTGCCTGTCCTATAGGTAAGTGGTAGTTTTTACAAAATACGAGACTAAATGACTAACAATGTAGATTACAAAATTCACATGGCCCAAATAGACCCCAACGGGCTTTGTAATGTTGGGTGCTGGTTCTGTCCCGTAGGCTACACCCCTAATCCAGAAATTGGCAGAAAAAATATGCCAATAGAGATGCTAGAAAACATACTTCAGCAACTTAATGATGGTAAAGGAAATTTTGTATCTACTAACTTTGACTTTATCTACACTGCCCACTACAACGAAGTTCTTTTATACAAATATTTTCCAGAAATGTTAGAACTTTTTCGTAGGTACGGATTTAAGACAATAATTTTAACTAATGGTACTCCGCTAGTGCCAGCAAAAACTGATTTAATCAAACAGTATCAAGATGTGGTCTACGGCATAAACTTTAATACTCCTTCTTCAGACCCAGCACGGTGGGCCGAGCTGACTCAGTCAAACATCAAGATGCATGACCGTCTAACGAGCAACATCCAATATGCCATTGATCAGCTGCCAGAAATGTTTGAAACAAGAAGATTATCTATCCAGGTAAACGGCATGAATAAAATGTCTTTGTATGAGTATGGCGGGTGGCTAGACAAATTAGTTAATGCTCCTGAACTTGACCTAGATCCGGAAACAGGGTCGCTCTCAACTGAAGTAAAAGAGTTTATGGAAAAATTTCCTGGACTTCAGGTTTATCCAATGCCAAGCCTTATTGACCGTGCTGGACATTTGGATCGAAAAGGCGTAATTACAAACGCAAATGGAATTCAAAAATATCTTAAAAAAGAAAACTCCAGAGTAATCGGCTGCGGAAATGGAATAGAAGTTGGTGGACGCCCCAACGGCTGGGTACATATTAACGCCAACGGAGATTTATTTATTTGTTGCAATGACTATGATTTTGACACAATCTTCGGAAATGTTGCTGAAAAACCTCTTAGCCATCTGTGGATGAGCCCAGAGCATCGAGCCATGATAGATCACTCTTATGACACAATCTGCCGAACCTGCGCAGCTGCCATTTGGGGGGACTAAATTTCTAGCATATTTATTCAAATTTCGTCTTATCACGATTACGAACTTCCCAAAACCATACTGAGTGCATTAACCAATGCTTCGGGAGAAAATGAAATCTACTTAGGGGTTCATCACATATATAAAGACATTAATGATATAGAAATCCCGGACTTGCCAAATGTAAAAGTTACACTAAGTCAAGCCCCAAACAATTTAGGCATGGGAATTGGAAGAAAGATCGCTCACAAACATTACAATGGCGAAGATTATTATGTTCAAGTAGATGCTCACACAAGATTTAATAAAAATTGGGACAGAACTTATATAAATCAAATTAAGTACTATCAGGCTATGGGAATAGAAAAACCAATACTAACTTGCTATCCTAAAAACTACTGGTATTTAGCAGATGGCTCTGAGTTCTTAGAAAACAGTCTGAATGTCACATTAATTTCTTTTCACGAAAAGCCAGAGCTTTTTAAAAATTTTAGAATCACTTCTCAAGCAGCGATGCCAAATTCTTCAGTAGGTATATACACAAGGTCTGTGTCTGGCGGCTCTATTTTTACTGTAGGACCATTCATAGAGCCAAATTCTAAAATTTTAGCGGGAGGAGAAGAGTTAGTAATAGCCGCTAGAGCGTATACCCACGGATATGACTTAGTTCTACCTAGGTCACTAGAAATTTGGCATTTATATTACAACCACAATGTTCCAGAAATAAACAAAAGACGTCTAGCCTGGAACGACTACCCAGAGATAACAAACGGCTTAGATCAAGTAAGTCAATCAGAAATAAAACGGCTTTTTCTAAACGCCCCTATTGGAGAAGAAGAGTTTGGAACAGAAAGAACCCTAGAAGAGTTTGGAAAATTCGTAGGCTTAGACTTTGTTAATGGGGAAATAGTAAAGTCTGAGTGTTGTGGCTAGGCCGCTTTAATAGATTTTCGGCGTTCTTTCTCGTGCTTTTCTTCGCACTCTCTGGCTAGTGATGGAACAACGTGAAACTTTTCACATTCTTTGCATATGTAGTCAGTTTTTTGAGCCAATATTCTGTTACCTCGATGTCGTGGACCTCGTGTAACTATTTTCTCATATTTTAGACTTCTGGATCCGGGAACTGTCTAAGCTCTAGCGAATATAAAAAGTTCCCAGAAAATGTGTAGTCTCCAATGTGAGTCATACGGACCCACGGGGCTGCCCAAACATCATTTCCAAGGTCTCTCCACTTCTTGCAAAAGTAGTAGTCTTCGGAAAGAAGAATGTCTTGACCACTTTCGTTGTCGATCTCGGTCTTAAAGTATTCAGTAACAACGTCTCCTAGCTCAACGTCGCGGCCTAAGCCGTTAGCAACATAAGTAGCACAGTGAGGTTTTAGCTCTTCAAAAACCTTTCTAGAAATAAACATCAGTCCAGTGCCAACATCTCGTACTTTAAAAGGTTCGTCAGTTTTAAATTCCTGAGGCTCGTCCAGCAGATTAAGAGCGAAAGATCCAGAATACAGTTCTAAGTTTTTCTTTCCAAGCATGGCAGCTTTGCGAACAGCTTCCCAGTTAATGCCCTTCATTGGATAGATGCCACCAATCAAGTCTTTTCCAGACTCGATCATCTTGACAACATCTTTTGCAACAAAACCGTGGTCAGCGTCTACAAACAGCAACGCGGAGTGGTCTGGCATGTTATTCATAAAATTGTGTACTAGCGAGTTTCTGGCTCTAGTAATCAGGCTTTCATTGCCGATGTGCATCTGAGTAACAGACCAGCCTGCTCTAGCCAGCTCAAATATCAAGTCTGAGACACTAGTAACGTAAGCACTTTTAGCGTTACCGCCATACATAGGAGTGGCGATGCAAATTTTTTTTATTTCTTTAGTTTCTGTCATTTATAGCCTTATTCCATTCAACAAGCTGTTAAAGTCTACATTATCATTGGCAGAAGCTTGAACAGGTGCAACTTCTTTTATCATTCTAGAGTAATTAAGAAGTACGGCTCTGTTTCCTTCGCCTTCAATCTTAAGCCCTCTATCGCCAAGCTTACGCTGGAATCCAATCTGAGTCAAGGCACGCTCATTTCGACTCTCGCTCCACATCCTGTAGATGCTAAACAAGTCGCTAATCATTATGCTGCCGCCCTCGTTGGTTACAGTCTCCTCGGCAAGGAACGCTCCAATTCTGTCCTCGTTCTTCTTGTAAACCTCGCAGGCATCTTTAATTACAGAAGATAGGTTGATATCTAGCGGATCTCTACTAGCGCTCCAACCAAAATACTTAACAGCTCCTTCTACTGCCCAGGAGAACACCGCGGGTAGACCACCTTCTGGGTCAGATAGATACTCCTTCAAGGTTGGATCTGGAGTAATTGGAATGTTAGTTAGTGGCAGCACACGCAAACGACGCCACATGGCATCGTCAGTAATGATTGGTCTGTGGTTGGTTGTAATCCAAAGCTTGGCTTTTGATTCAAAAGTAAAAGGCTTTTCTCCAGGAGATCTACCAGTAAGGTTCATAGAACCTGTCATTTTCTTGACCTGGTTTTCCTTAATTCGGTCGCCTTCTGGAAGCTCATCGACCCAGGCCATACGCTTTCCGCGAAGCTCGGCCATGTAGTACTGGTCGGATGCATCTTTTTTACCTTCGTTGGCAATCAGCATATTCGAGTCCAACATCATGGCATAGTCGTTGTGTCCTAGAGCGTTAAAGACAGTTTCGACAAACGTATTCTTACCAGAGCCGGGAGGACCATAGACAAGGAAAAGTATGTCCTGCTTGTTTAGACCTGTAAGCGTGTAACCAACAGCCCTTTGCAGCCAGGATTCATAATCTTTATCGCCACCAGTTGCATATTCTAGGAACTGACTCCATCGAACATTTACAAGCCCTGGAATGTAGCCGACAGACACCCTCTTTGTAATGTTTAGGTCAGGGCGTCCAGTCATAAGCTCGCCAGTGCGCAAATTCACAACGCCATTCTTAACACCAATAAGCTCACTGTCAGCGTCCCACTTATTAACTGGAACTCTAATTCTTTCATCGGAGTTAGCGCTAGTAATCATGTTGTTAATTCTGGCAACAGATTTAGTCTGTTTAGCCCAGTTAATTAGCTCGCCCTGCTTGCTATCATCTCCTGCATAGTGGCGAACTTCAGACGCAACTACTGCTGCGATACGCTTTGAAAGTTCTAGAATAGAAAGTTTTTCTGGATCTGGCTTCCAGTAGTTGCCGTCCCAGTAAAACCACCCAAGGCCTTCGGAGTATCGGATTACAGATTCGTAAGTATCTACAAGCCGTCTTCCATTTCCAGTGTCAGACAAAGTTCTCTTACCAGGAGTACCACCATCTTCCACGCTAAGAGCGTCAGGGTCTTTAGGAACATTTAGATTTCCGTTAGTGACAATGTCTGAAGCCGACATACCAGCTTCGGCAAAGCTTTTTACCTGTCCACCTACTGCGTTAGGCGGAACAACCTGAGGAGCATCGTCGTCTTCGTAAACTTCTACTTCCGAGCTGGTTACAGAATTTTGTAGATTCTTAGCCCAAACAGTTCCCTCGTTTTTAACCCAGTCTGTAATTCCAGCCCACCCTCTATCTGCAATAGGGTTGGCTTTTACAAACTCGATTGCACGACGAACGTGCATCAAAAGACCGTTACTTCCCTCAAGCTCCATCGGAGGACGAATCTTTTCGTAGTTGAAGCGAATCATCATCGTCTCGATGAACTGAGCGTCCTGCTCGCTGGTGCCATATTTGTTTGCCAGTGCGCAAACAAGAGGGTAAAGAGTGATTGCTCTAGAGCCTTCATCAATGCCGTCTCTGAGAATCTTTTCCATGTCAAGACGTTCGTTGTCATAGACAAGGTTGTCGAAAGCGGACCAGTTGGCATCAGAGTATCTAGTGCTTACAGCACCGCCTGTACCCTTACGGTTTTTAGCCCTGATTACTGCAAGAAGCTCTTCTGGAGCATCGGCAATCTCCATTTCCCATGGAGCGTGACCAGGTTTCCATTCGTAAACAAACCCAGAAAAATGTCTAGATGGAGATATAAGAATGTACCCGTTGTGCTTTACATCAATTCCGTTTAAGCCCTCGGACTTAAAATTTCCAATAAATTTTTCGTTAGGGTCGCACTTATAGATGAAGTGTCTTCCACGAACATTCTTACCCTTATCACTGTGTGATCCAGTAATTGCTTCAACAGTTGGTGGCAGCGCCCCCTGAGCTAGCTCTTCTAGTTTTAGGAATGACTCGTCTCCACCGGAACGAGGGTCGATATCGATTACTAGAAAGCCAGAGCCCTTGCAGTAAACGCCGATATTGTAGTTGGGATTCTCCTCCCACCACTTTTCAATCTGGGTTAAGTCAGATGTAGATTCGCTGTTCCAGCCAATAATTGCTGGGTGCTTTCCTATGTCTTTTGGCTCTGCGTGCTCCTTACCGCAGGTGCACTTTCCAGACTCGTTGATACCATGAACTGGGAGAATCTTCCACCCGCGCTCGCGGGCATACCATGAGGCTCCTCTGCCTAATTTTCCGTCTGCCGATGCCCAATCTCTCATCAGCTTCTGGCCTCATTGTCACTAAACGAAAACATAACTCTCCACAAAAACTTGAGTACAGCATACACAGAATTCTCAGGCATGCAAGATAAAATGCCAAAATTGGCTAAAAATTATTCGAGCTGTGACCAACTTAATGGCTAGACCCCTCGAATAAAGGGAACCCTATTAGGGTAAAATAGACGGAGCAAATCTAATTGATCGATCTGTAGGAAATAGTATAGACCATGACCTCCGACATTATTCTAACCGTGTCGGCTGTAGTTAGTGCCTTTGGAATTTTAATTGGCGCTATCTACGCCATTTACAGAATTGCTCGTAGAATCGGCGACACCCTCGGGGTGGACAAAGAAGGCCGTACCCTTTCAGAAAGGCTAGAGCGAGTCGAATACCAGCTTTGGGAAAACGGCGGCAGCTCTCTAGCTGATCGAGTCAACAACATCGAGATGCACGTTGTTAAGGTTTCCACAGAGATAGAACTAATAAAAGACATCACCCTCGGTCTTCACAACACCGTGTCCAACCAAGTTGTGGATGATGTCCCCCAAAAAAAGACACGCCGTAAAGCAAGCTAATTTACCTATCTTGTAGTAGCATAGTCTCAACCTTTAGTTGAAGGAGAGGACTATGGCTCTAGCAGACCGCCTTCAGGCTGCTACCTATACATATCAGCAAAAAAGCTCCCTGTGCAAGTTAATGCAGGTCACCCTTGATCCGAAGCTGTCGGAGGAAGACTCAAAATCAGTCCTGGCAATTATTAATAGCCAGCCCGGTGACGAGGCTCATGTGCCGAACATACGACTTGCATACGCTCTTCGTGCCGAAGGATATGATGTAAGTCCAAGCGCAGTGGACAGGCACCGCCGCAATATCTGTGCATGCAGTAGACCATCCAAGGGAGAATAATGGGTCTGTCAGAAAAACTAGAACAACTACGCAATCCAGGCCCATCTGGTTCCGACACTAGGTCGAATAAAACACCAGAAGACTGGCGTCCAAGAATGGACTTGGACTCGGTTAGAGGTGGATTCGTAATCGGATCTCCCAAACCAGCAGGAGAAGTAACAGACGCAAATACTGTACTCGCCGAATTTGGACTAAATCCGAACGAGTGGTGCGTCACCTCGATGCGCCGAGGAAAGTGGCAAGTTTATAACGGAGAATGGCTCGAATCCGTTCGAGTAAATGTAGTGCCAACAGGAATGGTTGCTACAGACGAATTAGACATAGAAGCTCTGGTTGATCACATTAAAAAATGGCGTCCGGGTAAGGGAATTAAAAAGTCCACTGGCCCAGGCGCCTTTCTTATTGCTCCTAGCGATCAGCAAATTGGTAAGAAGGCAAACGGACAAGGTACGGGACAGTCTGTAGACCGTATTTTGTCACTAACGGAAAAGGCAGTACAAAAATTTGAAACTCATAAAAAAGCTGGTCTTTCTCTTGGGACTGTCTGCATTGCTCTACTGGGTGACCATGTCGAAGGAACCACCAGCCAAAACGGAAGGCTCCAAGGACAGGCAGCGTCCGATCTCGGCATTACAGAACAAACAAGAGTTGCCCGTCGACTCTTACTGGCGCAGATAAAAGCTCTTGCTCCACTAGCAGAGCGAGTAATTATTCCAGTCATCAATGGAAACCACGACGAGGCTACTCGCCAGGTTGTCACCGATCCAGCAGACGGCTGGAACGTAGAGATTGCATCTGCTGTGCAAGACATCTGTGCAGAAAATCCAGAGCTAGCTCATGTCGAGTTTCGCTATCCAAGCTCAGGGCACCAAACTCTCACTGTAGATGTAAACGGAACTATGGTTGGACTTTTTCACGGACACCAAGTCGGTCAAAACAATACATTGAAGTATTTAGCTCAGCAGGCAGCTGGACAGACCGCACTTGGCGGAGCAGACATTTGGTTGTCTGGTCACTACCACAACTTCAAGACTATGGACGTTGGAGAACGACTGTGGATTCAGGCTCCAACAACAGACCCGGGAAGCGAGTGGTTTAGAGACCGGGCTGGAATGAACTCCAAGCCAGGACTTTTGACTCTAGTTGTTGGTGGCGACTATGAGCCAAGAGAACACATCAGCGTATTGGCGGTGTAATTATGACTAACTACCCCAACTGGTTTGCAGTTTCCGGCGAGTGGTATTTCAAAAAACATCTTTCTCCAGTAGAAGATAGAAGACTGAACGCACTTCAGATTGGTGCATATACGGGAGACGCCACTGTTTGGCTAATGGAAAACTATCTGCTTCATCCCTCTTCAACTCTCACAGACGTAGATACGTGGAAAGGCTCTGACGAAGAAGTACACAAGAGCTTCGACTGGGAAGACGTCGAGACTGTCTACTCTAATAAAACCCAGAAGTATGCTGCCGAGGGAAAACTAATAAAGTTTCGTGGAGACAGCGACAGCTTCTTTTCGGCCTCTGGATTCCTAAGCAGAAAATACGATTTTATCTATGTAGACGGCGACCACACCGCCAGAGCCGTTCTTAAAGACGGAATGAATGCTTTGGAAGTTTGCGCCCCAGGCGGTATAGTGGCTTTTGACGACTACATGTGGCGTTCTGGGCGTGGAGCTACTTACGACCCATATCCCGCAATAGACGCCCTTATGGTAGCGTATGCAGATAAGTTTGAAGTTATAGAAAAAGGCGCACAGGTTTGGATGAGGAATGTCCAGTAAGACTTACATAATTGGTTGGAATGAGGCTTTCGATAACTGCTTAGATATTGACAAGCAGCTAAGCGAGTCAGATTTATACTATAAGTTTTGGAATGTCTCGTCTGATAAAAATAAACGCCCTAACTGGGAAGTAGCCAAAGACATTAGATACTACGGTCATTTTTATAATTCCTTGGTTGACTTTATGACAACAGACAAGTTGGTCTTTGGGTTTAACGCTGGTGACCCGGCTTACCCTGACTACCCAGCGCTAATTAAAAAAGCTGAAAAAGTTTTAGAGCGACCTGGAATCTATGCTCCAAACATAGAAGGTGATCTATTTGCAGAAGACGGCGTCTATTTGTCTCAGTCTAAACTGCACCCAGATCTATACCTAGCGTCACAGACAAACGGAATCTGCGTCTTTATGCACCAAGACGTTGCGGTTATGATGTTTGATTTTATGTTCTGGATGAAGTTTACGAAAGACGTGGACTTCTCAAAAATGAAGTCCGGCTGGGGGCTTGACACGGTGTATTGCTTGATGGCGATGTATAACAATCTGCCAATCTATAGAGACAAAGAAGTCTATGTTGACCACCCAGAAGGGTCTCACTACAACGCGAATGAAGCTGGCAAAGAAATGCTTCTCATAGAGACCATGTTCTTCGAGTACGCTGCGACAAAGAAGTGGGACGTAGAGACCTTAAAGCTTATGAAGCAAAATATTCTAGCTAAGGCTAGACAAAGAAAGAAGTACGGTCTTCTACTCGAAACTATGTACCCAAACTTGAAAGGCGAGCTAGAAGCGTGAAGGTTTATACCGGAGGAACTTATGACCTTTTCCACCGTGGGCACGTAAATTTTCTCAGCCGCTGTGCAGAGTTTGGAGAGGTTACAGTCGCACTAAACACAGACGAGTTCAATTTTCAGTACAAAAATAGACGGCCAGTAATGAGCTTTGAAGACAGAAAAGCTGTGCTCGAGTCTTGCAAGTATGTTTCAGAGGTTGTTGAGAACACAGACGGAGCGGATAGCAGGCCGACTATTCTAAGAGTAAAGCCTAGCATCATTGTCGCAGCCTCCGATTGGGCTCGTAAGGACTATTATTTACAGATGGGATTTACTCAGGATTGGCTTGATGAGCACGGAATAGCACTTTGCTACATACCGTATTCCTGGGGAATAAGTACAACAGAAATCATTGGAAAGATAGAGCAAAAATGAAAGTTGCAGTTTATACAATCGCACTTAACGAAGAACAGTTTGTAAAGCGTTGGGCGGAAAGTGCCAAAGACGCAGACTTTTTGCTTATTGCTGACACTGGCAGCACAGATGGCACTCAAGAAACTGCACGCTCTCTCGGAGTAAATGTAGTTGACATAAGAATTAAGCCTTGGCGCTTCGATCTTGCAAGAAACGCATCCATGGCTTCAATACCAGCCGATATTGACTATTGCATTGCACTAGACATGGATGAAGTGCTGCTTCCAGGTTGGCGCGAAGAGCTAGAAAAGGCTTTCGAGCAGGGATGGACCAGACCTCGCTACACATACACTTGGAGCTGGAAAGACGAAGAAGAGACAATTCCAAGTCTTCAATACGGTGGAGATAAGATTCACGCCAGAGCAGGCTATAGATGGACACACCCAGTCCACGAAGTTATGAGAGGCTATGGTGGCCTCAAAGAGAGCCAGGGCTGGATAGCTCTAGAGATTCATCACCACCCAGATAAGTCCAAGCCAAGGTCTCAGTACTTCCCGCTTTTGGCCATGTCTGTGGAAGAGGATCCAGACGACGATAGAAATGCCTTCTATTACGCCAGAGAGCTCTTCTTCTACAATCACAGGGAGCAGGCTATTTCCGAGTTCAAGAGGCATTTAAGCCTTCCTAGGGCCACCTGGGCCCCGGAGAGGGCCGCTTCTATGAGGTACCTCGCAAAGCTTGAGACAGACAAGGCAGCCGAGTGGCTAGAGAAGGCTATAAAGCAGTCCCCAGGTCGTAGGGAGTCTTTGGTCGAGCTGGCTATGCATCACTACGGGCACGGAAACTGGCAGCCCTGCTATGACAATGCGATTGCGGCGCTCGCAATAAAAGAGAAGCCTTTGGACTATCTTTGTGAAGATTTTGCCTGGGGCGCTTTGCCTTGGGACCTAGCTTCTATTTCCGCTTTTAGACTAGGTAAGGTTTCTGAAGCTATTGAGTATGGAGAAAAAGCTTTAGAGCTAGATCCAGAAAATGAAAGATTGAGAAACAATCTTATTTACTATCACGCCGCTGCTGCTTCTTCTGCTGAATAGTGTGGTAAGCATCCACTGCGTTAGCACTGGTTCTACTCTGCCAAGTGAACTTGCAGGACTCGCAGCGGACAATTCGCATAGTTGACCAACGGCCGCCGTCAGGTCTGTCAATAGTTGCAGTCTTAAGATGTTCAGTTTTAGCTTTGCAGTAAGGGCACAGAGGAAAACGCTTGTGACGCATCTCTTGACCTTCCCAGTTGACAGAAAGCGTTCTACGAATTTGCTCTGGGGTTAGTCCACCCCAAATTCCCCAAATTTGCTTATTATTAAGTGCCCACTGAACGCACTGCTTTCTTACTGGGCATTCATTGCAAAGCTTTTTTGCTTCCCACTGCTGAGATGGCTTGTTAGCGAAAAAGTTATTTATCTTGTCATTATTTTGTGGCTTTGCACATTCGGCGTCTTCGTGCCACTCTGGATTGTTAATCAACGTAAGGAACCTCTACAAAAGTAGTAGGAACTAGTTCCTCTGGTTCAACCATATCTCCGTAGAGGGTCTCGCCATTCTCGTCGCAGTAGGTGGGAATCCTTGCGCTTGGGAAAGTGGTAGACGCCCCTAGCGTCACTACCGACTGCTCTATCATTCTGAAGCTTTGACCTAGAGATAGTGATATTCCATCTCGTTGAATAGAAGATGCCAGGGCACGCCTAACTACTTCGTTTTCAATGTCTACGTGTTCGTGTGTGTAATATATAACTTCTGCCTCAGATAGAGTAATGGGAAGGCCTTCACCTTCCCACACACTCCACAGCGACTCGCCAATTCTTGAATCCTTCATAGAAGGATTTTATAATTACAAGCGTGTAATTTTACCGTAAATTACAATTTTACTTAACGGGCCAAATATAGTCGTAACTGTCAGGTCTAGCACCAGTGTCTTCTGGCCAACCAAACTGGCTATACCACTCATAGTCTTTGTTGAGCAGTGCCATGCGGTGGCTAGAAGCTATCTGACCGAATAGATCCCTATCTCTCATCCAAGCAGGATAGCGATGGCTTTCTCTAGTTATACGGCCAAGCTTTACAGCCTGTATGTATGTGATCAAAGTCTTGGTGCCAATCGTGGACTTGTAGCCACGCTTTTCCCACTCCATGACCATCTTGAGAATGTAGGACACCAAAGCGCCCTCGTGACCTCGCCACATCTTAACGGCGGGGTGGTTACGCCAGCCCTTGGCTGTGCGGTGGTTGCCCTGTGGGTCCAGTTCCACAAGATTCATTAGGATTTGCCAGCCCTCTAGGGCTTGCTTATTTAGACGGGCGCGGTCAAGAACCTGTGCGGTGTCCGCCGAGCCAAATAGCGGTACAAATGTTTGCATACCTACACGCTAACAGGTTAGTTAGAGTTTGTCAACTAGCTGTTGAAAGGTTTAAATACGCTTTGTTTCACATTGGCAAACACAGAAACTTCCAGTTCGTTACTGTATTTGGCAGCATCTTTTTCTTTTACCTGGGTAACCCTAAGCTCTACGTCAACCATTTCTGGCACCCCTTCGATGGGAATGCTTAAGAAGTTAGCAATCGCTTGGTAAGCCTGTAGCTTAGCCTCTTTGTATGTTTGAGCGTAGATCTTTAGATCAAAATTTACTCTCATTATTGCTTCTTATAGCGCTTTTCTAGTTTGTATGGGGAGTAGTGGACGCCCCTAAGTTCTGGCTTTTTTCCGTCGGTGTCGTTGAAGATGACGTCTCCGTAGCGTACTGCAACAACCTTTCCACGGCGGCCATTGTGCAAGGTTCCAAGGTTGTCTGTGAAGGCATCAGCCTTAACACGGACAGTATCTCCAACTGTGATTTGTCCTGGTTGTAAGTCGATCCAGACGTAGTCATCTTCGTTTTCTTCTACTTTCAGAGTGTGTCCAAGAGCAAGCTTGGGGAACACGGTCAAAACTTCATTTGTCATGTTGTCGCTAAGCTTTGGAATTTCGGCCCAGGCATCCAGTAGCTTTAGGATAGCCTTACCTGATCCAACCTTAACTTTGGCAGCTTCTAGCTGCTCTATAATCCATTCGCGGTTAATTTCTGGCATTAGATTTTCTCCTTCGCAGAGTCTAGCAGATTTATCTTAAGGGTTTCTAGTGATTCTTCCCGTTGAGGGATGGCATTGAGGTAGGACGATCTCTGAGAATTCGCCAACATTTGACGCACCGCTGGGTCGTAGTCTTCTATGTCGTACGCCAGCGCCGCCCAGCTTGGGTCAAATCTGTAGGTGTCCTGCCAATACGTGGCTATGGGGGTTCCAGTATTCATGGCTTGGAACATCCTGTAATTCCACCAAGTCCCGACCTTGCGCTCCTGAGGTGGGATGATTAGCCCGATGCTGTTCCTGAGAACACCCAAAGCATAGTCATCGTCAGTTTTACGACCGGTTTTAGTTGGAATCCTAGGGAAGGACAAAATTTTCTCTAGCTCAGAAAGCCACGAATTCTTAGGATTTTCTACAGCCCACAAATCTCTTCTACCAATTCTCGGTGGCTCTGGATTTATTAGATTCGCATCTAGGTTAATCCCTAGTAAGTCCTCCGAGCTCACAAAGCCGAGAATGTTAGAAACCTTCTCTGAGGTAATCCAAGGCATAGAAGGATATACAACTTGAGGCCAGACTCCAGCGTCCATATTATTCGCTGCCAGTTCTATAAACTCTCGATTTTCATAAGCTTGTGCATATCCTTCTCTTTTTGAGTAGAAAGAGGTAAATAAGATTCCAGCGTCTCTTTTTAGGGCATTTACGCTGTTTTTGTATTGCCACATCTGTGGGCTATCGACTACTAGCTTGAGCTTAGGTGAGTCAGACATCAAACCTAAAAGATGGAGAGCTCCAAATATTTTATTTGCGCTCAGGGAGGTCGGTGCAATAAATCCAAAAATAATTAAATCGAAGTTATCTAAGTCTTTTTTAGTCCAAGACAAACTAGGAGACGCCCAGATTACTTCTTCTGCAATCTCAGAAAGAGCGTCAGATAAAACTGTAAAGAAGGTTGTGTTAGATGGTCGATTGCAATGGTTTGATCCCATGCCTGTAAATAGAACCTTCATGATTCTCCTTTAAAAGAAGGGGCACCTTTCGGTGCCCCTCCCATTAATTTATTTAAAAGGGCTCGCTTACATCTGACACTGGCGAAGCTGGGGCAGGAGCCGGAGCTGGAGCCGGTGCAGGTGCAGGGGCTGGAGCAGCTGCAACAGGGGCTGGTGCAGGAGCAGGTGCAGGAGCTGCAGCAGCCGATGGCTGTGCAACCTGCACTGGATAGTAACGCTTGATTTCGTTGCTCTGAGTTCCGTTGTAAGTACGGGTTCCTAGAGTCGCACGGAAAGTGCGTCCTAGCAGAGCCTGCTCAATCTGAGCGTTAGTTGGGTTGGCACCGAAGAACTCTCTACCAAGGCCCAATGCTGATGCCTTCATAAAGAACATGTTTAGTGCCTTTGGATTGTCAGCTGTGATTACCAGCTGATCCCATACGCGGCGGCGGTCGTGTGGACCACCCTGTACCTCGGTAGTAATTTTGAACATAGGCTTACCGCTCTGAGCAGTTACTGCCTGTGCCTCAATAACCTTGAGGTTGTAATCGCCGTCTGGTAGTGGCTGATAGTTGCTGGCTGAAGCAGCATCTCCGGCCTGAGCTACCAGATCGGACCAGTTTAGTGTTGACATAAGTTGGCTCCTTAACTTGCCTTCTTAGTTGCTGAGGCCTTCTTCTCTCCGAAGACCATGTCTAGCATGCGCTCTACTCCTAGATCACCTTGCTCGACAATCTTACCTAGACGACCCTGAACTCGCTCGCCAGCCTCATACTCTGGAGTACGCTCAACATACATGCGGCGTACCTTGTATGGGGCTTGCAGTGGATCTGGATTTGGCATCGTCTCCACCGTTATGGCTCCTAGTAGGTCGTAAAAATATGGGGCCTGAATAGCTAGCTGACCCTGCAGGTAAGGACGGTAAACGCCATCCTGACCCTTACGTGCCATAGCTGTCAGTACCACAGCCTCTAACGGCTGGGTTGGGTGCATCGTGAGGTCACGGAGGTCACGAAGTAGTGCACCCATGTGGCGAAGTAGTTCGCCCCACTGCTGCATCTTCATTTGCTCTGTGCCTGCGATGTTATCCATGCACTTGACCTGTAGCTCCGAAATGGAGTCAATGATCAAGGACTTGAATTGGTGCTTACCTGACTGAAGCCACTGGAAAGCTTTGATGACTACGTCGTAGTCACGAACCTGGACAACAACAGTGTCCCAAGTTCCATCAGCCAGCGGCGGCTCCTGAGTCAGGGGGTCCCAGTACTTAACGTTGATTGGGAGGAATCTGTGTCCGCCCTCTACGTCGAGCATGAGACGTGGGTATGGTGCCGTTACAGCAAAGGTTGATTTACCAACCTTAGACTCGCCATAAACCATAATTGTTAAACTGCGGTCTACTGTGTTTGACATTTACTCACTTCCCTTCATCTCTTCGGTTTTGTAGTATCCGTACGGGTCGGCGACCTCGAACGCGTCGCTAATTGCAGCCTCTGCGGCGCTTCCGTCGTCAACCAACGGGCAAATAGCGAAGAATTGGCACTTCCACTTGCAGTCTCTAGTAGGACGTGGATATGCATGCTTGTAGTGGCTCTCTCCAGCATCTAGAGCACTGCGAACCTTGAGAATATCTTCTAGGGTTCCTTCTAGTCTCTGGAAGAAAGAGCGAAGCGTAAATTGATTGTGGCGGACCTCAATCTGGTCATAGAACGGTGGCTTAGCGTAAGCGCCGCGCTTAACCTTGCGGAGCATTGTAAATATGCCACCCTCGGAACGCTCATTGCCAGTGTTCTGAGCCTCTTCCAAGACCATGTAGGTAAGAATCTGCTCATTCATGTGAGCAATCGATCCAAAGTCGGCGAACGAGCCACCAACAGTCTTGAAGTCACGGAACATACGCACGCCATCAATCTTGCGGCGAACACGCATGTCAATCTTTCCCTGAAGAGTCACACGGCCGTCCATCATTGGGCGCTCGATAATCTCTTCTGTAGAAATCATTTCCAGCTCAGCGTCAATACCCTCTAGTTCTACCCACTCTAGGTAGCCTTCTAGCATGACTCGGCCAAGCTCGGCTTCGGTTTCTAAAGTAGATGTGTCTCGGAAAGAGTCGTTCATCTTCTTCATATCGGCTGCCACTAAATCAGCGTGAGCTTGGAGTAGTGGCTTACCTGTTGAGTAGTACTGGTCAAGTGCCTCGTGGATTCTTGATCCAAGAGCCAGTGCTCCAGTGAAGTCTTGAACCTTTGGCTGCAGCCTGCGGTAGTAAGTAAACCACCAGCGTCGGCGGCAATCCTTAAACGTTTGGATTTCAGAGTTAGAAATCCTTACTGGTTCTGTCATTATCGTCCGTTCTTTAGCATGTCTAGAAGCTTGGCTCTATCTTTGACTATCTGGTCAAAGTTGTCGGCTTTGACATCTAGAGCCTCTATAACTCTTTCTTCAATTGTTCCTTCGGTCACATAGTCGGTGATGAGAATCGAATCGTGAATCTCGGAGCCAATTCTGTGAACCCGGTCCAGGGCCTGCTTGTAGTCAACAAGTGACCATGGTCTCTGAAGCATAACAAGTCGACGTGCCGCTGTCAAGGTGACACCCACACCACCAGCCTGAGCAGTGAAAAGAATCCACTTAATCTTTCCTGACTGGAAGTTATCGATAGCCTGCTGACGCTCCGACTCACTCTGAGCACCAGTAATTAGACCGTGCTTGATATCTTCCTTAGTCATGCGTGCACTAAGAAGCTCTATCAGTTGTCGAGATACGGCGCAGACAGCCACTTGGTCACCCTCGTAGTCTCCGTTTTTAATGTCATCCATCAGAGCATCGACCTTACAGGATGGGTCAGACAATTTAATGCTTTCCTCTCCCGTTTCGGAAACTTCAATCTCGGCGTAAGCGCTGGCAAACTGAACCAACCTTAAAGTCTGAGTTAGAGGGTTTGGAGCAACCACAACATCTCCAGACGAGTCCGTGCTTCCATCTTTTTCCAGAAGGGTAATCATGTTTTCCAGCATCTGGTTGTAAGCCTTCTCTTGCTTAGCACCCATCTCAACGTCACGCCGTGAGTTGATTACTTCTGGCAGCCAAGGAAGAACTCTTGCTTTAAGCATGCGACGCATACGTGGGTTGATTCCAGCGTAGAACTCTTGTTCCATTTCTGGCTTAAGTCCTAGAACCAGCATTCCACCGAAAGCATTGACCATTGTGTTTACATAGCGATCAATCCACTTAGTTCTTGTAGGCCACTCTGTCTCGTCAAGCCAGTGAAGAATTGGCCAAAGGTCAATTACATTGTTAGCAATTGGAGTACCGGTTAGTGCATAGCGAATATCTGCATGACCACTGGCTGCCCAAAGAGCTCTGGTCTGCTTGCTTTTTGGGTCCTTTGACCTGTGAATCTCGTCGGCTATGACTGACTTGAAATCAATCATGTTCAGCTCACGTTTGTGAACCTCGCAGCGGGCCTCTGTGACCCTAGAGTCGTGGCCACCGCACTCGGTGCAGCGGGCTAGGGCAATAGACCCGTAGGGCTGAAGCCTAGAGTGGCCCCTGAGGGATTCCCAGTTGGCTACTACAACAGTTTTACGACAGGTACAACTTTGCTCTGTCGAGCCATAAGATATCACGCTCTGCTTGATGGATTGCAGTGTTGCACTGTCTGCAGAGGACCCCCCTAATTTTTCCAGTGGAATGGCAGTGGTCGAGGACGTTAGCTGGTCTTGGGCATAAACCACATTTGTAGTCTGCATCAGAGAAATATTGCTCGTACTGATCGACGGTGATTCCGTAGCTTGTCTCGACGTGTCTACGTTTAGAGGCAATGGCTCGTTTTGACTTAGGCCACTGTTTACTATTAGCCCGCTGGCGCTCTCTATATTCTGGATTTCGCTCTCGGAGATCTTTTTCGTAGCAGCTTCTACATTTTTCTTTTGCGTAGACTCTAATCTCTGGGTGACACTGTGAATAGCGCATATATCAGAGTTTATCACGTCATCAAATGCCTTACGCCTCTGGGTGGCAGACCCCTTGATAATCTGTACATCAACCCCGGGCCACCATTTATCAAATTCTCGCTGCCAGTTGCTCTTTAGAGTGTTGGGGCAGACAATTAGGGCCGGAAAAACCTGCTCTCCGCGGTCATATAAGCGCTTTAGAGACCTTATAGCCTGGGCGGTCTTCCCCAGACCCGGTTCGTCCGCTAAAAGGGCTCTACGGGCCTTAGAGAGGAACTCTACGCCTGCCCTCTGGTGTGGGAAAAGGTCTTGGTCGCCATCCTCTAGGACTTCTACGTCCCTCAGGCTGTTGCTGGGGTCAATTCTGCTAATTCTCTCGTTTTTAGCCCATTCGGCTAGCACTGGCCCGATTTCTAGGTCTTCCTTAAAGGTTGACCTTAGTGATAGGCAACCAGTCCAAGACAGAGGGATAGTCCAAACCTGCTTTTCTTGGCTCCACTTAGAGCCTGGAAGTGCCCTGCAGATCTCTTTCAGCCTCCAGGGGGCATCAATAACGATTTTTTTGCTAGAGGGGTCTAGCTCTACCTTTACAGGCATTCAACTCCGTTCGTCATTTCGTCTCTATATTATCAGAAAAAATTAGCCTAGGCGACTATTTTTTGATAATAACTTTTATTGCAGCAATTTTACTGGTTTCCAGCCAGTTTTTACAAATCTCAGTAGGGCGTGTCGGATTGAGTCCAAAGCGTGACCCTCACCTCCACGATGCCAGTATTCTAGCTTCTTAAGCTTCTCGTTGTCAAACATGGCTTTAGCGTCGGCTGGCGACTGAAAGTAAATGTCATCCATTGGACGCCCGTTGTCCTTCAGGCACTGCTTAAGAATTCCTATTACCTCTAGCGAGTACGGAGCCTGGGAGTTTTTAACGGTCTGGGCGTTGATAGTAAATCGCTCACATACTACGTCTATGTGGTGTCGCTTTTCTGGTGCCCAGAGAGCTCCTCGAAAGACCTCGGCTACCTCTTCCTGCTGAAGCTCTTTAGACCAAATTAGAACTGGATCTTGATCCCTCTCCCGACTAAACAAAGAAACTCCGCTTGCTTTCCCGGGGTCTACAGATAAAACGTAATGAATCACTGGTATTTCGCTCCCCAGCTTTCTAGTGGACCGTCCACATCTGCGGTCAGGGGCACAGCCCAGCCCCTGCGGGTGGTCATGCATTCTCTAACTAACTTTTTAATTTCCTCGGCCTCGTTCCTTGGAGCATTCAACACTATCTCATCATGAACTGGGACAATCAGCAAGTCAGTTAAATCCTGCTGGTCTAGTTTTATAAGGTTGGACTTAAAGACCTCAGCCGCGCCACCCTGAATAAGGTAATTCACAAGAGTATAGACACGGTCATCATCGCAGGGGAGTCTTCTTCCAGTCCACGTTTTCACATAGCCAACGTTCTCGGTCTCTAGAGTTACCCTCCCCTGCTCTTCAATCTTTCTCTGGAACACCTGCATTCCAGGGAACCTGCTATCAAAAGCATTAGATACTGCACGCATCTGCTCTTCTGGCACACCAGCAGTAAGTGCCTGTTTAGCAACACCTGCACCATACAGACGACCATAGACAACGCCCTTAATCAGTGCGCGTCGTTTGTCGGACTTTTGCATAGTCGGGTCTCTGTAGATTTCTCTACCAATTTCTGTGAATGGGTCAGAGCCAGTTGCATCGGCTTTCAGGAAAAGTTGAATAAGGTTGGGGTCTTCAGAAAGCGAAGCAAACATACGGAACTCAACCTGGTCAAGGTCGGAAGTGACAATTACGTGGTTTTCATCTTTAGGTAGGAATGCACGGCGGACAGTGTCATCGCCCTTAGGTAGGGTCTGAAGAGCGGGGTTCTGGATAGACATACGACCAGTGCGTGCTCCCATCGTGTTGACGGATGGGTGTACAAATCCATTGATGTTGTCATTTATAAAGTTGGCAAAGTAGGTGCTAGCTAGCTTTCCGGCTTTTCTGTAGTTAAGAGTTGCCTCTGCTAGCTGCCTGACTTCTGGATTACCGTCACGAACTATTAGCTTCAGCTGGTCAGCTGATGCGGACTTTTGGCCAGACTCGGTTTTGTCAAATATTTCAAAGCCAAGCTGCTCGAACTTTTGAACTAGCTGCTGGTTGCTTCCAATAGAGATTCCATAAGTACTCTTAGCCCAGTCGCGAACTTGGTCAGTGTATTGAACAAGTTCGTCATATTTCTTCTGTGAGTACTCTAAATCTAGACGAGCTCCGTTTAGCTCCATCTGCGTAACTATTCGACGGGTATTCATCTCTAGCTCGTATGGATAGCTGTAGGGCCGCCCGGGGGCGCAGTCCTGCCAAAACAGATGAAACAGCTTCATGGTCAGAACTGTGTCCAAAGCACCGTAAGCCCAGTAGGGCTGGAACTTGTATGGAACTGTGCCCCAGGTCCAGCCATTGTCTGTGAGTCCTCTGTCGAGGGCGTCCTGCAGATACGCAGCTAGCGGATCAATCTTTTGTTCAGTGAGCTTTTTAAGAGCCCCCGTGCCTAGCGGATCAATAATTTTGGCCATAATCATGGTGTCATGAGCTCGGTGCCAAGGAATAGACCACTCGGACTGAATCTCGAACCACTTGGCTTCAAAGGCTATGTTGTGGCAAACAATGGGGCCGTTAAATTTGTGCATTGCCTCGTAGAAAACGCCCTTCCAGTTCTCCCAAGGGATAGACCAGCCATGCATAGCATCGCCAACCTGAACTAGGCGCAGCTGGCCGTGCCAAGGAGAGAGTGCGTGTGCACGAGGATTGCCTGGAAGCTCTCCAGTTTCTGTGTCTATGGCAATTGCATTTAATGGACGCCGCTCACCCAGCCAACGCATAAAGTCGTTGGCGGCGTCTAAATTGTCGACCAGAGTGAATTGCACTCCATCGAGTCCGTTTGTCATTTAAGTCTTTCGTTGTCGTTAAGGGATGATTTCGTAATTGTAGACGTTAGCGATGTTTTTGTCTACTATGGCTGCCTCCTGCATCAACCGCTGAGCGACACCCGTAAGGTAGCGTGCTCCGTTGTCATCATATTTGTATAGGGCTTCTAGCACAGCGTCAGCTTTGTCGCTTATCTGTGCCCAGTGGCGGTACTTCTCTGGAAATACTAGATCAATCATGTCGTCTGGCTCACAGAGCTCGCACGGCACTGCGCCCATTTCCAGTTGAGTGTTGGACTTCTCGTTAAGACCGTACTTTTTTACTAGAGAGCAGGCGGCACCGTGAAATACAAGGGAGACGCCAGTACGAGAAAGAATGTAGGAGCCAGACTCGGTTTTGTAAAGCTCGAACTCGATCCAGCGGAAAGCGCCCCTACGTAGGGAGCTTGATTTGGCAAGCAGGGTCCCGTTGAACTGGAGAACTCGGTCTCCGTCTTTTACTTCTATCATTATGTCGTTCCTTCTAATGCAGCTATTCTAGTCTGTAATTCATCGTTTTTAGCGGAAAGCTCTTGAACTGCCTTAATTAAAGGTGCAATAAATGAAATATATTCTATGCTTAGGTACTGAACTCCGTCTTCAGACAAGCTCATTTCGTTTACGATATGGTCTCTGTCATCGAACAGTTCCTGCACTTCCTGAGCGATAAGCCCGTAATTTACCGGACCTTCTGGTTCTGATTTATATGTGAACTTAACCGGACGAAGTCTCTTAATAATGTCCAAGCTATTGGCTAGCGGCTCAATGTTTTCCTTGAGCCGTAGATCAGAGGGGGTGGGACCAAACAGTCCGGTACTGCTAAGACGCCCTACAGCGGCCACTGTTCCTAGCGAGGAAAAAGTTAGCTGACCGAGGCGACCGGCCGCAGTTATATTTGCAGTTCCAGAGGTGCTTAAATTTCCATCAACAACAGTAGAACCAACGCTAATAGCTATGGAAGGAGTGCCAGGCCCTGAAATGTTTATACCGCCTACGGCAGTAGTACCTTGAATTCTACCTGCTTCATTCCCGTTCTCATCATAGAATACAACGGAGTTAGAGGATCCACTTATAAGAACTCTTTTACCTGAAGCAGCGGTTCTAAAAGTACCGCCAGTAAAAGTACCTCCAGAGACAGAACCATTAACAGTTAATGTTCCGCTTAAAGTTGCAGTATCTAACTCTAAGTTATTTAAATAAGAAAATCCATTAGAATAAAATCTAAAATTACTGCCACCGACACCATCAAGGTGAACAATGCCAGGATTAGCAATTGTAGAACCTCTAATTTCAATCCTATTTGTTCCAGCAGCTCCGGTTGAAAGTTTTCCGGTATACACTGTGTCCGCGCTTATTTTATTAGCGTCAATACTTCCAGTAGTTATAGTGCCACCACTTATAGTAGTAGTGTTACCGGGATCTACTCCCTCGTTTATTGCACCTACAGCTTTTGCCTTAGTTACTGTAATGTCACCGGCATTTATTCTTGTAATTGCATTACCGGCTGTCGTGTTTGCAGTAACGGCAATTCCGCTAGCACTAATTGCGGTGCTATTGGCACTATTCGCCGTATTGTTTGCAGTTACAGCAATAGAATTTGCAGATATTGCAACACTTTCAACAGCCGACAATTGTTGGCTAGTTGCATATCCACCAATAGTCAAAGTAGAGGTTGCAGTATCAAAGCTTAAAACTGGAACGTTGCTAGAGTTTATTGCGTAAATTCCGGTGCTTCTAAGCTCGACGCGGGCGCCAGTGTTAGAAGTCTGGATAACATCACCTCTAACAATTGTTCCAGTTATAGCACCAACGTTTATTTTGTCCGCAGTTATAGCGTTTCCCTTTATATTTCCAGCCTCAATGGTGAGAGCTTGAATTAACGCACCAGTAATTGTGTTACCAATAATTTTGTCAGACGCAACTATTGTTCCCGGCTCAATTTTTGCCCCGCTAATTGTGTTAGCAATGATGTCAGTGTTTACAAGAGGGGCGACTTGGATTGCATCAGAGACAACGGATGGATCAGACTTGTCAAGTTCGGTTTCGCTAAGCTTCCTGACAAATACTAATTTAAAGTAGTAGTTAGTTCCATAGCTTAAGTCAGCAACTACCTGGTAGTCTCCGCCAAGCGTAGGAAGAGTCGTGCCTATAAGTGTTGAGGAAGACGGGGTAAACGTCGAACTTGTAGATTGGTGATACTCGACGTAGATAACCCCACGAACAGGCAAGTTCCCAGTCGAATCATTACCGTCCCAAGTAACGGTAATTGTTCCAAGCCTGGAAGATACGAGTGGCTTGCTTGGAGGATTCAAAGTTTCTGAATATTTTGCTGTTAAAACATTTACTGTTGCAGCCGTTGAATACTGCGACATAATGTCAACGGTGTAGACCCGAATATTGTAAGTGGCATTCTGTATTAGCGTGGCGTCTTTGATTTGATAGCTATTTATGCCAGCGCCACCGTCTTTAACAAATTCTTTTTTAAATACGGGATCGCCAGAACGTTTATACCAGATGTCGTAGCCATCCAAAAATCCCGAAATAGGATCTCCGTTACTTCTAGTAGTGGGTGCTGTCCATGTTAGGTTTATAACAGGAGTTGTTGAACCTGCTGGAACTTCGCTCGTTCCAGCCAAGCCAGTTACAGGGGAAGGAACAACGCCATCTTTTTCTGGAGTTACCTGCCCGATAGGGTCGGCAGTGTCATACCATCGGTACTCTTTCCAAACGTACACTTTGTTTGGCTCAACGCTTTTATCTATCCAAACCTCGCCCTCCTCTACGTAAGGCTGGGCTACCGGATAAACGTACTTAAATGTACTAGGAGTGAATGCGGAAATAGGCGTTGACAGTGGTGCTTCAAGTTCATACTTAATAATGTTTGTTGATTGAACCTCGGAGACTTTAAACAGACCGTCTCTACCAAATAGGGCAGTGTATGAAGATCCTAAATTATCTATGTATATGATGTCGCCAACTTTAAATTTATTTGTCGAGTTAAAAGTAACGGTGACGGTTGATCCAGTAGCCGAAACTGTGTCAATTCTTCTGGTTGTAATTAGTTCTCGGCCGGAAGTGGAGCTATAGGTTTTTGGAACAGCAACAACTGGATTGAAAAACACCGTGTAATCCACGGTTTCACCATTGTTTCCAGTAGAGGGGGTATTTCTCCAGCTTCTTCTAGTTTGCCCGGAAGTACCTGCAACTCGGACATCTGGATCTGTCCAAGGAGGAGTGTCAGTGGCTATTACCGTAAAACTTTTTGGAGAAATTACAAAATCATCGTCGCTAGTAGCATGGACACCCTGTACTCTAAAAGTATTCCCCGGGGGCATTGGAGTGGTGACCTCAGTGCCGGTTTCTGGATCGTTATCAATAGCAGTAACCAGTGGTTCAGAAAAATAAAGCTCTATTCTTGAGCCATTACCAGTTACATGGTCTCCATAAATATAACCTTTGATAATTTTCTTGTAAGTCTTTGGCGGCTGAGTCCCGGAGCCTGGCTTATTAGAGGTCGGATCGACGTCGCTTGGGGTGGATATCGAACTAATAGCCGAAGAAGCTAGACCTAAAGCCTTGCTCTCCACAGTGTGAAGTCTTCTGTCTAGCTTTGATATAGCTGAAGAAACGCTATTTGTTCTTTCTACTGACACTAGACAGTCTCCGGTTTCTCTTCTTCAACTCGCCACTCGGTTTCTCTACCAGTTATATCAACGCCTGGTTCGGTAACAAGCTCGAGCGAAACCTGCTCTGGTAGAGCCGGGTTGTTTGAAAGCTGAACATTTATAGAGGTTATCTTTCTAAGAAAGACGTTTCTTGTAGTGTCACCGCTATTTTCATAGTAACTAGATAAACGCTCAGCGATAAACGGATCTTGAATGTTTACTATGCACCAGTCTCCCGGTTTGTAGCTACCCACCTGAGGATTCAAAGTCCCGTTTACCGTTATAGAGAAGGTAGCAACTGGTAGTTGCGCCTCAGAAAGAATTCTTTTTGACACCCTATACAAGTCATCGTTGTAGTACATCTTATCTTTTTTAACTACTTTATCAAAAATTGGCCAACGCCTTCCATCAGAAAGCTCTCCTCTAAGGAAGTCAAAGTCAGAGAATGCTGCATAAGGAGGCGGAGCATCTACGTCTGTCTTTCCCTGAACAAAGACTCTTGTAGCTCCTTCTTCTAGAGTTTCGTTGAAGTCGACACTTTCGATATTTCCGGGAAACTCGAATGAGATACCGCGAGCATTTCTTCCATCAACAGAAAAATACTCGATGGATGGCAGCGTGTTTTGCGGGAGTACTCCACCAGGAAGGCTGGTTATTGCAGCTGTCAGAGATTCTGGCTTGAGCGGTAAAAACTTAAATTCTTTAGAAAAAGTGTCAGTCATAGAGTCATAAGAGCAGTCGATTCGGTAGTCAAATCCCAAGACATCTCCAGCGTATTTATCTATAACTTCCTTAAAGGTAAATAGCTCAGCTCCACGTATGGCATCTTGGTATGCTCTGGTAGTTATCACGTTTGCATTAGTGCTAAAAGTTATTCCAATATCAGAATTGTCTGTAAACGATCCCGCGGTAAGAGCTTCAACAATCGGAAGTTTAGTTGCTGTAGCACCAGAAGGAGCTTTACTAAAACGTATGGCAGTTCCGGGTGAGTAGAACTGAAACACCTTTGGATTAGGTCCAGCGCTAGTTCCTATCCTTGTAACCAAATACTTTACTTCAGCATCAATTCTATTATCTAGGCCAGCAATCTCCACTATGTCACCTTCGTCAAAGCCGTGGTTCACAGAAGTAGTAATAGAAACTATGTTGTTTGATCGCTGATAGTGAGTTATCGTGTAATTTGTAGGGCTTGCTATGGTGTTTGCAGTAACATTTGCACCAGTATATGCAAATGTAAACGTCTTGTTGTCTGAGCCAACAGAAAGAATTTTAGTTCTAGAAGTGTTGAATCCTGGTAAGTCTCTTACAGCAACTATTTGCCCTGGAATGAAATAGTTTTTATCAGTAGTTGTTATTGTTGCTACGTTATTTGAGCGAGAATAGCTGTAAACCTCGTATCTAGTAAACCGGGCGGGAGCTATGTACTCATTTGCAAAGCTTAAGTCTAGTAAGTCGTCAGAGAAATGACGGGTAAGTAAATTGTTTAAATAGTCGTCAGTCTCCATTCTAAAGCGAACCGAAACTATTTCAGAATCAATGTTTCCTATTTCAAGTTTTCTAAAGTTTTTAGCACTAGCTGGTTTGTAAAATCCCGCAAAGTGAAAAAACTTGTAGTCAGTTGTGTCGACACCGTACGTAGGATCGTTTAGAACCGTGTATTGCCCAGAATATTGGGCATATGTTCTAACTGGAGTGCTTGGCTTGTCTTTAGAATCAGTGTCAGTTCCTGCTGTTGTTTGACCTGAATTCTCGTCCGCCTCAGAAATAGGCTCTTCAGCAAAGCTAAACCAAACTTTGCTCTTACCAGCAACCAAGTTAAAGTCTTCGTGAGTGGCATTTCCAGCTAAAGTCGCTTTTCCAATTATTCTGCTTGAATTTGCGGGGTCGGCAAATATTTCAATATCAACGGCATATTCTGTAGACCAGGTCTTCCAAACAACTCTTCTGTCTAAGTAGCTTAGGAACTCATCAGCTGAAATATCTAGAATTTTTTCTTTAATGTTGTAAGACCTGGCAGATACGATTCCACCCCAAACGCATACGCCATTTCTTAAAACATATAGTGAAGTTTTACCAGGCAAAGTGTTTTTGTAAACTTCCTGTACAGAAACATCTTCAGTAATTGGAAAGGATCCGTTTAGTGACCCGGCTTCATTTAGTTTGGTAGAAAAATTAACATCTACCAAAGGAAGTTCAGCAATTACATCGTCACTAAGGGTGTCAACAAAGATGTATCTATAATCAACGCTTAGCGCGGTGCTGGAGCCCGTAGAGACTGGAGACATCTATATCCTTCAATTCGTCATTACTAGAATTTTACACTAACCAATCCAGCCTGATCGGTAGTAAATCTTACAAGACTGCGACGATCCGCCTGTGGTGCTGAACTGAATTAAGTTGGTGCCTGGATATAGTTGGATCCAGTCAACATAAGAGTTAATGTCTCCTCTTGAAGAGGTTATAAATGCTCCGGTTGTTGCGTCAACTCTAATTACCGATCGGTTATAGGTGTCAATCTCAGTCTTATATGAAGAGCTTGACTTAGTTATACCACCGATGGTGTCTGTCCGAGTTTGCCCAGCTAGATTGGTATAGGTATTAGTTATCTGGCCGCCTGTTATAGTTCCAGAAAGCTCGAAAATAATCGGTGTTCTGGTATTACCAGCATTTGTTAGTGTCACCGATCCACCACTAGACAAAGTGCTATCTCTATAATCAGCAGATAGGTATTCATACTTAATTGGGTCCGGAGCTTTTAGTCCAATAGAGAAGTCGTGGCGACCCCTGGCTTTAACTGATGTAATCTCTGGACGCCCACTGAGTCTAACAAAAGAGCTCTTAGGAGTAGATTCGTCGACTACTAATTTGGCCCCAACGTAGACCAGGTTGATTGCATTAATTAGGGTAGCCCTAGCAACTTCTACTTGACTTGGTGACTGGGTTAAAAAGGAACCATTTAAAGTTATTAGTCTTGAAGCGTATCTACCAACAGCATCGTACGAACCATCGCCCCAACCTCTTGTCAAATCTGGGAACTCTGGCTCAGGGATGGTCCACCAACCTTCTAAATCAGTGCACACCCAAACAACGTCATTGTTGTCTATTGTGTTTAGGGTTAGATTGCCTAGAGAGATGTCAGCATCTAGCTTGAGACCTGACAAATATGGGATTGGCAAGGCCGACAGTGCCTTATTGACAATTCTATTTTCTTCTTTTTGTAAGTCTTGTGGAAGATTAGTTGTTGGTTCGTAGTAGTTAGACATTAGATTCTTCCTTTTCTAATCTCGGATGCAATACGTCTAGACACCATTTCTGCTAGCTCTCTTTCATCCATACCAGCAGACGGGTATACGTTGATGTTCATACCATTGCCTGATAGCTCAGCGATAAGTGCTCTATCCCTTCGAGATAAGCCACTTGGATCTAAAGGCTCTACACGCTCCGGCCTTCCAGCTTCTGCAATTTGTGCAAGCGTTCCACCAGTAGAAGGCATCACGATACCGCCGTCTGCAAGTCTAGGAATTCTGTATGCGGCTATAGGAGGAAGATTAAAGCCTACGTTAGTTGGAAGATTGAAGCCCAGTAAAGCAGCTCCATCCCTAACCCATTGAGGAATTTCAATTTTTATATTATTTATAGCAGCTAAAATTCCTGTATTGATTCCAGTAATTAGGTTATTTATGAACCCTTCCCAGACATCAAGAACAAAGTTTACAATTCCCTTAAATATGTTCCCTAGATTGGGGCCGATATTGGAGAAGAATCCAATGATTTGGTCCCAGCCCTTACCGATATTTTCTACGGTCTTGTTCCAGGCGTCACCAATAAACTTCGAGAAGTCTTCCCATATTTGCTTACCCAGCTCAGTTTGAGTAAAGAAAAAAGTAAGAGCGGTGGTAATTAGTCCTATTGCTATACCAAGCGGACCGGTTAAAAACATTCCAATACGCCCCACTAGACCTAGGAACTGCCCTCCGCTAAGAATGAGCCTAAGGAAAAAGCTTTGAAGATTTCCTATAAATCCTATGAGCCCACCAAAATTTCTTAGAGCCTGTATAAGAATGCCTATGATAACCTTTCCAAATAGACGGAAGCTTCCAATTAGGAATGTAATAGCAGAAACTGCTGCAAAAATTCTTCCAATAAAGTCTAGGAATCCAATTACTACTTCATTTTGAAGAATATCTCTTATGAACGTAAATGCGTCTCTAAGAATTCCTAGGAAGATGTCGGCAGCGCCGCTGTCCGTGAGCGCCGCAATTATGTCTCCAAGTGCAACCCCCAGTTCTGCCAAGGTCGGGGCAGAGTCAGCAAGCTCGTTTAGGAAGTTTTGGAAAGTTTCTATGTTTTCCGGAGCTGCAAGAGTCTCGAATGCTTTTCCAATATTTTCGTTAGTTCCAAGGTCTAGGAAGGCTTTTAAGATTCCACCAAGAAGCGACAAAACGGGCTTGGCGTTTTCTACAGCACTCTTGAAAAAGTCTTGTAGTGGGGAAGTGCCGCCCTCGGCGCTGTCCCCCAGCGAAGCTAGATTTGCCGTGGCATCTCTGAAGAATTTGAGCAGTTCTCCACCAGGACTGTCTTCTCCAACGTTAGCACCAATGATGTCGCCGAAAAAGTTGAAAATATTTCCAATTATTTGACCAAATAGGTCGGCGCTTTCCATTGCCTTGGTAAAGAACTCTTGTAGAGAACCGTCGCCTTTGGCAGTGTCAATAAAGGTTTTAAAGCTTGCAACTGAGTCACTAAGGAACCCAATGAAGCCGTCTGTTAGGGGCTCTGCCTCTACTAAAAGGTCTACTACAACTCCAAAAAGCTCTCCGGCAATTCGACCAAACTCTTCAATGTTTGGTCCGGCTAGCTCGAGAAATTCCAAGACCTTGGCAGGACCGCCGCCTCGAGTAAATCCAGCAACAAAGTTATCAATAGCAGTGCCAAGACTGTTGCCAAACGACTCTAAAGCTGGCTCTAGTCTATTCCCGAATGCCTTTTGAAGAGTTGTAATTCCTCTCTCGAGGCCAGGCAAGAAGCCTCTAGCAACAGCGTCTCTAAGCTCATCAATTGTGCCTTTTAAACTGACAAGGAATTTTGCAAACTCTTTTTGAGCAGGAGTTAGGTTAGCGTACGGGTCATTTACTCCTGCATTAGCGCCTTTTTCTAGCTCTTCAGCAACGTCTTGGTTTCTATCCTTGGCTCTTCTATAGGCCAGCTCTGCTTGCTTTGCTGCAAGCTCTGCTTCTCGACGCTCTCTAGAGTTGATTGGTAGATCTTGAGCCCTAAGAAGTGCTTCTCTAGCTTTTTCTAGATTTATAGCTGCTTCTTCTTGGGAAAGAGCTGCTTCTTCTGCCTCAAACTTGAGTTGTTGAAGTTCTTCTCTAGCCTGCCTAACGCTACGCGAATAAGTACTATTTACATCCGTGGCAGCAGAAACTGCTTGACTTACTCCATTTAGAGCAAAGCCAGCTAAAGCAAAACCAACACGTAACTGTATTGCGGCACTAACAACGCCAAGTAGGCTTGCTGCCGCACCTCCAGCAGCACCAACCAATGCTCCTAGAGCTCCAATTAGAGCCGAGATGCCACCAATAATTCCAGCAATAGCTGGACCTAGGGTAAAACTTGTTCTAACAAGACGCCTAAAACCTAGACGCGCTGCTTCAGCATCTGGAACTATGGCTTCTAGTTGATTAGCTAGATTACTAAATACGTTAGAGCCACTTCTGTTAAAGCCCTTTAGAAAAGCATCTCCAAGAGATTGACCAGCGCGGCTTGCAATTCGGTCGGTGTTCCCGCTTAGGCCACTAAACCCTCGGCGAATGTCATTGGCAACTCCAGTGGTTATAGCGCGAACAATAATATGCGCTTCGCCGACAACTGCCAATTAATTCACCTCCTAATTTAATGGTGCATCAAGATCTGGACCAAATGGATTCACTGACTCTGGATTGAAGTCTGTTGGAGGAATGTAAGGTTTACTTTCTCCAACTGCTCCTAGCCCGTCATCATCGAACCCGTAGTCTGCTGAAGAGCCTTTTGGCATGTAAGCTCTGCTAGACCTAGATCCAGACATGCCGTACTTGTATATTTGGTTGTACATCAAGTACAGCTGGTTCCTAAGCTTGCTTATCGACTCTGCCTGTTCAGCGGAGGCGTATTTCGAGTCCTCTTCAAAATAAAAATGAATAACATCAGTCATGTCTGATGCCTCCATTTCTGGCAATCTTAAGTTGTTTGTTAATGCTTTACCATTAACGTATGGCCAGAGGTCTATTGCCCAGCTAATTAAACCTCTGGCTGCTGATTTGGGCGTCCAGTGTACTCCTCAATCAGCCATGCTACGATTTCTGACAAAGTCTCCATCGTAACAATTCTTTCCTTGTCCAATGTCAAAGCGTTGAATCTATCCAAGCTTTCATCGGTCAAAACTCTTTCAAAAAAGTCTGTAACAACGTTAGCTGCGACTACAGGGTCATCCGACTGGGATCTGCTAACCATGTCAAGAAGAACTTTTCCTTGAATTTCCGAAACGCACTGAAACTCCTCATCGTGGAGCTTGAACTTAATTGCAGCTTTTTCGGACTTATTTCCAGAACCAAAGTCTTTAAAACGATCAGTCATTTATATTTACTCTTTCTATCATTATTTGGTCATTTGACATTTATATTTTACCCCACAAATTAAACCTTCATCATGAAAAATCTAAGCTGATTAGACAAGTATCTATTTGGCTTTGTTCCAGGATGTTTGACCATCCTTGTGTATATAACTCTTCTTCCAGAAGTAAATCTAAGAGCTTTAGCTTTTGTCGGTGTAATTATGTGTGGTCTAGTTCCCTCGTGGTGGATATAGGCATAGTTTTTATTGGAACCTATCCAGAGATACTGCCCATTAGCATTTGCTAGGTGTTTCATATGTATAGACCGTCTTAAAGCGCCGGTTTTAACTCCAACTTGCCTTTTTGCGGCTGCTACTGCTTTACTTCCCTGTTTTTCCAGGTACTTCCATAGACCACCGGCTGGAGTTTGAAGTTCAGCCCTAAGAGCGTTTTGATATATCTCTACATTAGATACTGCAAAAGAAAATACAACCCCGCGAGAGCCGCCTCTAGAAGATCTTATTCCCCTAAATGACCTAGAGTATTTTAAAGCATAGTATCCGGCAATTGAATCCGGAAGGCCATACATTTTATGGAACCGCCATTGTTATTTGCATGTTGACACTTTGGAAGCCGCCTTCTGGAGGTGTTACATCAACTGTTGCAATAACTCCAGGACCAAATCCGGTTTCGTCCCACATGTCAAAAAGTCTTACAGACTCCATTAAAACCCATGCGTCAATAGCCGAGCTCTCGGATGCTGCTTGAATTTTTTCGGGGCTAGGAGGCCTACCGTTTTGACCAACGGTAGGTACCTCTCTAGCGATAGAGATTGATAGAACTGCACTTCTAGGGACATTACATCTCTGAGGAGTAGAGGCTTCATCTCCAGGAGCTCCAAGGTACATCTGTACGAAGGAAACTACCAATTGCTCGCAATCAATGGCGGGTTGACCCATTGTCCAGTAACGGCGAGCAGGTAAGTTAACGTTGTAGGATTGAAAAACAGACTCCAACCTATACAAGACGCCATCAAGCATGTCACGGAGATTTGTTGCATCTTCCGTAACTCCAGATAGATCAATATAAGTGGAGACCATTTAATTACTCTGCTTTCGGCTCAGCCATTGGTGCTGGCTCTGCAACAGCTACTGGCTCAGCTACAGGAGCTGGCTCAGCAACAACTACAGGCTCGGCAACAACTACAGGCTCAGGAGCAGGAGTTGATGCAGGAGCAGCGACCTTTGGTGCAGGCTTTACAACAGGCTTAGACTTTACTCCGCCAGGCATGTCAGCGGCTGTAAAGTTAGTCATAATGTTGGCCATTTTTCCTTCTTTCTACTATGAGTACATCACTACTTGGAGATTTCCAGCAGCAATATAAGTTAGTGACCCATCGCTATCGTCTACAGCCCATAGGGTCCATGTTCCTGGATCTACTAATCCTAACGCAGACATTGCCCTCTCATAAGGAACGTCGAAACTCAGGGTTTCGTTGACACTGTCTAGTGTTATATAGCTAGAGTCCAAGTTTACTGAAGTGGTTCCACTGTAGTTGTAGAGTGTAACTAGTGGTGTATATCCGCTTGCAGGGAAGAAGTTGCTAAGGTCAGCATCAGTGCCAGCCGAGCTCCAGGTAGATGTTGCAGTTTTCACAACAGTAATATCGTAATCTGCGTCAGCAGCCAGTACTGGCGATTTCGGAGTGTAGCGACGTGCCCTTGGGGTATCTACAGAGAACACCTTAGACTTGCGGCGAGCATTGTCTGGGTTAACTGTCTTTAAGAACAGATCAATCTCGTAAAGACCCGTGCGGAGCTCGTCAATGAACTCTTGGTTGTCAAGAATTGTGTAAGAGACGCCTTGGCGAGAAACTGAAGTTACACGCTGAGGAAGCTCGCACATCTCATCGCCTGACCACAGACGAGCAAACTCAATTGCTAGCTTTCTAGCTGCCATTTTTCCTGCTACAGGCACAGGGATGCCATAAGAATAAGTAATTTCTACGTTACATGGAGTCCAAGGAGTTCCAACACGCACATGAATTGTTGAGTGATCTACTAGATAGTAGCTGGATGGGTCTAGTACGGTTCCAGTTTTGTTTCTTATAGCGTGGATTTTTGTGACTGGTCGTCCGCGGAGTCTAATTCTTGCGTCGGGGGAAAGACCGTCAGCAACCAGCTCAGAATATTCGTCATAGTCTCCGGACGGAATGTTATATACATCACCACCGAATAGTACAGGGCTATTGGTGCGATCAGAAGGACCCATCCGATTGTTTCGGAGAGTACAGGTATAACGCTCGGTGACAGTTGTGACTCCTGTGTATTTACGGCCAGACATAGCCCAAAGCAAGTTAGAGGCTACCTGTACGGCTTCTTCAGAATACTCCGTGTACGAGTAATCTCCAAGCTCATCGGCTTGAATCCACAAATTAGAGTTAGTCATTTTGCCTCTCTATAATTTTAACGGGTGGCAGCTCAAGCGAATTTGCTCAAGCGGCCACCCGTAAAACTGCCTACAGCTTAGCTAGCTGTTGGGTTCTCGTTTGCCTGAATGATAAAGTCAATATCGTTGTCGGCATTGTAGTTTACGTTTCCTGGAACATTGTAAGCCGTGTCGGGGCTAGTTACGCTCAGGTTGGTAACTGGAATTGGGCTTGGGTAGGTCTCAGTTACAGAGTTAGCTACCGTCACACGAGCCGAAGACCCGACGTTAAACGAAGTAATATCGGCGGTGACAGCCGAGTTAGTGTAGCTAATGGTGTTTGTAGTAACCGAAGCAACCGTCCATGTACCATCAAACAAAGTACCGATATTCTGTACATAAACCGTGTCGCTTGTAGCGATGTTGTGGGCAGCGCTGAAGGTAAGAGTTGCACGAGTGTTAGCAAGAGTAGCAGTTGCGCTGTTAACGGTAACAGTTGAGCGGCTCGACAGAGGAGCAGTTGGCGAGGTAAAGATTACCTGGTCAGTGCTGTTGTCGGTCCAAGTGTAGAATCCGTTGAGTCCGGATGGAGCCCAGCTTGCACGTGCATAAGAATATGGACGCTCTGCAGCAACTGGGAACTCCCAGCGGCCATCGATACCTGACTGGAAGTTAGGGTTTCCTAGACCATAGCCTTCGAAGGTGTTAGCAAGTAGACCGTTTTCAATAACGCGGTCACCGGACTGACGCATCTTTACAAATGGGAAGATCCAGTGGAAGTAAGGAAGAACCGCAGACTTCTTACCATTCTTAACTGCGTGTGACCATACTTCAATGGCAACACCGTTACCAGCAGGGTCATCGCCAACTCCAGGAGCAGCCCAACCGATTGACTTGTTGTTTGGGTCGGATGAGGTTCCTAGGTTCTTGCGAAGAAGAAGACCACCGGAGAGCAGCTGAGATAGCTCTGGGTCTGGCTCACAAATAGCAAGCTCCATGGTGATTCTCTTTAGTGTGTCGGGAGCCTTGTAAGTGACGCAAACGACACCATTAGCGCCCTTCTCTGTGATTTCGTCGCCCTCTTCGTATTCAGGGGTGAACGAAAGTCGCATGAAGGCGGAAGTGGTGTAGCTGTCAGCGCTTCCCGTTAGTAGATTTCCAGCAGCATCTAGGCGGGTGACACGGATCGACACACCCTGAATGCTGGCTGCATATTCTTGAGTAGCCATCTAGCTATTCTCCTTATGTTTGTTAGGCTGTCAGGTCTACCCGGACAGCGAGGTGGATGGATGTGTCAAAGTAAACCGCCGCTGGGCGGATTGCTTTGAGTCTCATGTCATTTTTGTTTCCCGAAACATCGTAAGCCTGGCTTAGATTATCGTTTACGACATCGACATTGCCGAGATATACTCGAACGGTGCCGGTGGCGTACATCCATTTGTTGGTGGCAGAAGCGGTAGCTCCAGTTACACCATCAGGGCCAGTGCCAGAGTAGCCGTTTCCGACAACAACTGGAGTTCCGCCCAAAGTCTGTAGGTGCTCTTTTTCCTTGTCGTGGAAGAGCATGTTTGAGTTGCTAGAAAGAATTGCAGCAACGTCTCGGGTCATGTGAATAATTCCCTGCTCTCCACCATGAGAAGCTGAGCCAATTGTGTACTCCAGCAGAGCTAAAGCACGCTTTGCTGAAAGAGCTGTTCCAGAGTTTAGAACCGTAACAGTGTTAGATGTCAGAGCCTTGTTGTCGTGGCTCTCTCCTTTACGGACTACTCCGTCCCAGAGTTCGGCTTCCATAGCCTTTTGGGTGACACCCTCGAGCTGACGGGTGATTCTTGCAATTCGGTCAAGTCCGATAAAACCTAGAGTTGAGCGAGTTTCCTCGACTTCAATGAAAAATGGCTTAATGTCATCGTAATAGTTGACAGTAGCGCCACTTACAAGTTGTGCTTCTGTAGTGTCAGTGTCATCCCAGTTTGACACATTCTGAACAGTGGTTTCCCATTCCTGGGCAAATCCTCGGATCCAGCGGTCCTCGTCGGCTGAGTTTTCTGGCTTGACTACAGCAAGTAGACCAAAGGCGGAGGGCAGAATTAGTGGTGCCTCTACTACGCCGTTATTGGGGAAAGCCATCTTTTTCCTAACTTAAATCTTTTAGGGGGTGAGCGCCCCCGGGGCCGAAGCCCCGGGAGCTAACCCGTTGTTGCTATTTAGTTTTTAGAGCTCGATAGCAGCTGCGGTTGCGCCACCAGTGGTGTCGCGTAGAGCAGCAGCAACACCGTTGACCGAGATGGTCGAGGTGATTGCTAGAGACTCGATACCAACCTTGGCAACGTTCTCGAAGGTCTCAACGAACATCTTGTAGTCGTTGGTTCCTACGAGGGAGCTGTCGCGGATGATACCTAGGTCGAGAGTTCCACCATCCAGGAATAGGAAGGTGCCCTCTGCGAACAAGTACCATACGAAGGTGTCTGGGAACTCTACAAGTGCAGTTGCACCCTGAGAACCAAACACGTTCTGGTCTGGAGTAGCAACCAAGTCAACGTTGATGGTTGACAGGTAGCCGTTGATCTCGGCCTGTGATACAGACAGAGTTCCATCTCCTGGCATTGACAGAGTCAAGTCAGCTGCCATTGCGTCGTATACCCATGAAGGAATGAATGCCTTCAGGACGGCGGTTGGAGCTAGACGGTGACGTGAACGGTAAGCAGCAGCTGCACGGCGTAGCTGTACCAGGAAGTCACGACCGAAACCGATCAGAGACGAAGTGGTAACAGCGGTTGAGCCAGTTGCAATGTTGGCTAGCAGGTTCTGCTCTGCCTCACGTGCGTGCTGTACGAGAGCTAGCTCGTTGTGGCGAGCAATCAACTCTGGGTAAGCACGAGTCATGAGGTTACCGAACTGTAGCTGTAGAGTGACAGCGTCAGTTGACACGGTCTGCTCCTGAGCAGCTGAAACAGTCAGGCTGGTCTTGGTGTTTGAGTATGGAGCTGCATCGGTAGCTGCGGTCCATACACCAACTGCGTTAGCGTAGGTTCCAGCTGCGAAGCTTGGTGGGGTTACGAAGCGGATACCGCCGCGGTCTGCCTGGAAACGTGGCAGAGCGTCGCGTACCGGACGTACTGTGGTAGAGCCAATGCCGAAAATGTCGTAGCGAACTTCGACTGGAGCAGCGTGTCCACCAGAAGCGGTAAGAGCTTCCTGGCCTACAACTGCCTCGATCTTTGCGGCGTTTGCCTCTGCGTCAGTACCGAGGAAACGGTCCTCTGGGTACTGAGTGGTGAAGGAAGCAACGATGTGCTGCTCTCCGTCTCCACCGTTTACACGACGAAGAGAGTGTAGTCTCTTCTCCATGGCGCGAGCAACCTCTGCCATGTCTTGAATTGTGCTTCCCGCGGTGTAGCCAGGGATGTCAGCACCAGCGGTGATTGCCACTGGAGCCTCGGTAACCTGAACTACAGGCTGGCGGTCAGCTGGAGCCTCGAAAGGCTTCTCTTCTGCGGCGCTCACTAGTGCCTGCTCCTTCTGCTCTTCTACGAGAGCGGTTGATGTTTCAATTGTTTCTTCAGAAGAAAGCTCTGCTGCTGGTTCTACCTCTACGGCTGCTTCTGCAGACTCTTCGGTAGAAAGCTCAGTTGCCTCTTCTGTATTGGTCGATAGTTCAGAACCGTCTTCCTGATCGGTTGATGCTTCGTTTGCAGACTCCTCTACAACTTCGGCTACTGCCTCAGTTGCAACCTCTACGTCTGCTGATAGCTCGGCTTCTGCAACAGGAGTTGCATCTGCACTTACCTCAGCGGCTGGCTCACTAGAAACTTCCTCGGTTGCGGCCTCGTTCTCGGCGGATGCCTGAATTGACATCTCATCCTCCTTCTTTTCCTCTTCCTTGGACTCTTCCATGGGCTCTTCCATTTCGGCTTCTGGTTCCATCTCCACAGGCATGTCTTCAGCTGGAGCTTCCTCCGCTGGCATGTCTTCTGCTGGAGACTCTTCCTTCATAGCCTCGTCTTCGGTCATAGCCATTTCTTCTCCCTTGTCGCCATAGCCCTCGCCCTTGACACGGGCAGCTGCTTCAGCGGCCTTTGCTGCAAGCTCTGCAGCAAGAGCTTCGCGACGAGATAGTTCGCCACGAACAATGTCAAGAGAGTCGGCTAGCGACGTCATAGCATCAACTGTCTCAGGAGTAGGGTCTTCACCCTCAACCATTTCAAACTGGCTGATAATCTCTGCCTGAAGCTCTGCGACTTGCTCGTCGCCAAGCTCAGCGATAGTATCAAGCTGAGTTTTGATTTGGTCGTACACTGTACCTCCTAGGCCAGTTAGTTTTTGGACGTCAAACGCCCGTGATTACAGTCAAGGTTGAGGGACTCCGCGCTCTAGGCGCGAGGCGCTCCACCTACGGATAATTTTACCGTATTTTTTAGGTAAGTAGTCGAAGTAGCTTACTCATCTCAGACTGAACCTCTCCCTGAGAGAAGAGGTCAGCTCCAGACATATAAGACTTTAGCTTTTGGGTAGCTATGTCTGCGTCTTCCTTACCAATCTTTGATTCTACCCTGTCAATCATGCCCTCTATTAAGTCCTTAAGACCTGCAGGCAGATCGCTATACCTAACTTTTTGGGCTTCTTTACCAAAAGGTAGAGGTAGATTTGCAATAGTTTTTCCTAACTCAGCTGCAGTTAGACGAACGTTCTCTAGGGCTTCCGGATTGAGCGCCTGAGCGTCAAGTCGATCAATCATTCCTAGAAGCTCAGAACTTGCAGCTGCAGAAGCAGCATAGTCTCCTGCAAAGTCTAGATTTTCTGCTTCTTCCACTCTCTTAAGTGCTCTAGAGAGACCAGCAACACCAAGGTCTTGCTTTAGTCGAGCTAAAACTTTGCGGTACTTGCCTTTAGCATCGCGAGGCTGGTTAACGCCAGAGATATATTTAACTCTGCCTTCCTCATCGCGAATAGGTGCAGACTTAGCTTTTTCTACTTCTTCGGCGGCTTTGATCTCTTCCTCAGTTTGCTTATCAGCCTCTTCTTTGGCTTCTTTAAGCTTCTTAAGCTCTGTCTCGGAGATCTCCTCGGCTTTTGGGCCGGCAGCCACCACCACCTCTCGAACATAGGCAGCGGCAGTTTTAGAAGTCCATTCTTCTGGAATCAGGTCTTCTCTACCTAGAGCCTTTGCTCTCTTAACGATATGCTTCTTAGCAAGCTCGATGTCTTTTGCGCGACCGTGAGCCTTGATTGCACGCTTTAGGTCTTCCTCATTCTCAATTGGGAATGATCCATCTGGAAGAGCGAGTCCTTCTTCTGCATACTTTTCGCGAGTCTCTTCTGAATAGTCTCTGAACTCACCAGTTGCTGCTGCAGTAATTGCTGCACGCATAGCAGCTACCTTCTCTGCAGCTTCCATTGAGTCAGCGTGTAGCCAGTGGCTAGGAATCAAATCGGCTTGGCGTAGCTTGCGAGCACGCTTGATGATGTGCTTTCGAACAGCCTTGCGCTCAGAAGCTTTCGAACGACCATAAGCCTGAATTGCATTCTTTAGGTCGTCGACGTTGCGAATTGGGTATGAACCGTCTGGCATTGCTTTGCCTTCTTCAGCAAGAGCCATGCGCTCTTCCTCAGAAATCTTGGCAAGCTCTGCAACAGCAGCTGCAGTTAGGGCTTTTTCACGCATTTCAGCAGCACTAGCGGTAATAGCCTCTAGGTTTGCCTCACGCATTTTCTTTTTTGCTTCCCTGACACGATCTTTTAGGTTAGGTGCGCTAGCTGCGAGCTGACCAAGCATGTCAGCTTGTGCAACTAGGTTTCCAACTGCACGACTCTTCATAATTGCAAGCTCGGAAGCACCAGCGGCAACAAGAGCCATAATCTTGCCGGAAGCAACCATTGCACGAGCAATTGGGAATCCTGGAACATTTACCTGGCAAACTGCAACAAGCTCCAAAGAGCCGTTGATTGGACGCCAGTCTCCAGAAGGAGCGGAAGCACGAAGTGCACGAACCTGCAGTTCATCTACGTCTGGACGAAGGGATCCAGCGCACCAAATGCCGTACTCATCCTCTCCCATGTGAACGTCTGCTACTGCAGAGGCGGTGTCGTCATAGTGCTTAGCAGCTGCGGCAGCATCTACGTTTAGTGGGGCGTGTCCGCCAGCAAGGGTTAGCTGACCTACAGGAATGTCCATTCCCTCGGCAGTGTGAATTACGCCTGTGTGGAAGTAAGCGTACTTGCTTCTTGAGCGTGGTGGCTTAGTCGAGCGTGGTAGACCGATGTGGCTGACGTGCCATGCTGCAATGTGGCCGTAGATACGACCATCCTTGTCCACAGTCAGTGGAGTTGGCTTTGTCAGCTTCGGGTTTTCAAACCATGAAGCTGGAGGAGTAACTGGAACATCTGATTCCAGGTATCCTGAAGCAATGATTGGCTCGACGTCAGCGAAGGTCTCTAGAGACTCTTCATAAACGCCGTCTTCTGGGGTCACAATATCCTCCTGATCCCCTGATTCTTCGATGAGAATAGAGCACTCTTGGAATGCTGGCTTAGCTACAATTGTAGCAGCCATGATTCGGGCCTTATTGATAGTAAGTTTGTCTTTGCCGTATTCTTGACCATCATCAGCGGTTTCTTTTGATGGTTTCTTGTCTTCTTTTGCCTGGAACTGATCGAGGTCAACAGAAACTCCACGCAGGAACCCGTGACGGACTAGACGCTCTGCTTCACGTCCATATGGGCCGCTGTCAAACACTCCGTAAGCATTGCCCATTCCGCCATCTACACGCTCGATGTAGTCAATTCGACCAACCACAACTGATCCATCGTGTCCCTGGCCAGTTTTAATCTGCCAGAGCAATGGGACTGGCAGTTCTCTCATCGAGATAGCACCTTTGTCGAATTTACGACCGTCCCCGGACTCTACTTCTTCCGGAATAAGCATTGGAATAAAGAATCTCGCTCCGTGAGCAGGCTTAGGAGCAGCTGCCACCAGACCAATTTTTTCTCTGGCATCGGCTGCTCTAGCTGCTAGTTCTGCACGTTGGATAATTGCAGTGTCAAACTCTTGCTCACTTGCAAAAAGGCTGGCTGAAGCCTGACGACCACGCTTTTTCCCGACATTGAACTTGCTTCCGGTATATACGCCAGTAACTTCTTTGTGACGCAGTTGGCAGTAGCCTTTAGCGCGAGGCCCCATGTACTTGGAAAGCTGGCGGACACAGCGTGTCCAGTCCCCAGGAGTACCCCAACGAATTTTGAGGGCACCCTTGCCACGAGTCCAATAGCGGCGAAGTGCTTCGGCGTTTCCACGGTTGCGATCTAGACCACCAGCAGCGATTAGTGCCTCGAATTCTTCATCCAAACACTTAGCAAGTTCATCCATAGCCTTGCAAATTACATCCTCTGGCTCCCATGAGTCGTCATACAGGTCGTCTGGCTCTGCCATAATCTCAACGATTGGAATAAGCATGTCACTTTCAGTCACTTCCGTAGCCTGAGTGATATTTTCACCTGGAAGTTCTCCCATAAGGAACTCGTCTGTTGAGTTTTCACGACCTGGATTAAATTTGCTGCCAGTGTAGATGCCGGTAGCGTCCTTGTGTCGGAGCTGGCAGTAGCCCTTTGCACGAGGGCCCATGTATTTGGTCAGGTATCTTACGCAACGCTTCCAGTCACCTGGAGTTCCCCAACGGATTTTTGCAGCGCCTTTACCCATAGTCCAATAACGGCGTAGGGTCTCGGCATTACCTCGATTGCGATCAATACCTCCAGCTGCTAGAAGTGGCTCTACAACTGTTTCCCAGAAAATGTGGAAATTGTAGGCTGAAGAAGTCATACCTTGGTCTGCTTGAACAAGAACGTCGTTTAGAACTTCTTTATCATCTAGCTCTACTACTGGTGGTGGAGTTGAAGACTTAAGATCCATAAGAATCTGGTCATTTCTCTGCCAAGTTCCATCTTTTCTTTCATAAAGAACTGGAGTAGTAGTTTCTTTTGTCTCTGGAACCAGAGCAACAATATCCATAACGGCAGTCTTGTCATCCGGAGAGACTAGAGCCAAATATTTTGCAGGAATATCAGACGTTTCTGGAGTTTGGGTCTTACCAGTCGGCTCGCCAGCAGAAGTTAGCGGCTTAAACTTCTTTCTTTGGCTAATTACCCAAGAGTCCCAGTTGTACATCATTGACCTGAGCTCGTCCCTGGTCATAGGGGGAAGAGTTCCGGGTAGGTGAGCCTTTGGCCTGTTTGAAGGAGTTCTAGGTTCTCCCAAAATTCCAGACATGTCTAGTGGAGCACCCATTGGGCGGGTTTGGACTTTTAGTCCCTCTAGCTCTTCGTCTTGACCCTTAACGGTGTTAGATGGGACAGTGACTACCTCGCCATTTTCAAGCAAGACGTCTACGGTACCGTCGTCAGTATTTATGGCAGTGATTTCTCCCTTGCCACGAGCAAAATCGTCAGCAATAACAACCTTAGTTCCAACTTTAGCAAATCTTCCCAGCGCATCTTTTGGCTGTTTTGCTGCTCTAGCGGCTTTTTCAGCTGGAGTATCGATGTTGTCGTTAGGGTCTATAGCTCCAGTAGGCTTTGGCTCTCCAGCGGCTGTCAAAACTCGGTCAATCATGGCAAAGTCTTCTTCTGCAAGACCCTCGGCCATAAGTGCAGTCTCTTCTGGGTCAATCTCTTCTAGAAGAACTGGTTGGAATGGACGCTCTTGGAAGAAAGCAGAAATAATAACGGCTGAAGATGGATCGATTAGGACGTGCTCGACTTCTACGTTGTCTTCTGAGTCATCTAGGGCTTGATCGTAGTAATAAACGTCGCCATCAACATGTCCTAAGTCGTCCCAGCCGAAGTCGTCCCAAATAGAAACTGTTCCATCAATGTCGATTTTATATAGGCGGTCAATTCCAGAACCGTCCATGCGAACACGAGCCATAAACTCTGGACCAACATTAGCGTCCAGCTCATGTGCAACCTTGAATGGGTTTACATCAGAGTCGTAGTTTCCAAAACCATACGTGTCTAGGTGATCTTCATACCCTGGGAGCATGTATCCACCAGCAGTTCGTGCTTTTCGGTTTTCTCTTTCAACAATTGCGCGAGACCATCTCCATGCGGCGTCGCCACCCCAAAGGGCCCAGGCGATGCGACCATTCGATGGAAACTTGTCTTCGCCTGGAGCCCAGCCTTTGCCCTTCTTGTCTACTTCGTGACGAGGGAAATATTTAGCAATATGTCTAACCTTGCGAATTCCTATTTGACCGCCACGAGCAAGAGTGCGAGCAGTGTTAAGACCTACTGGAGTTCCACCACGCTTATACTTTTTTCTCCACTCAAGAGCTTTTTTAGCTTCTGCAACAACTCCTTCTGGAATTGTGTACATTCTGTTTCCAGAAGCGGCGATTGGAGAAACTTCTATAAGCGCGGCGTTGGCAAGCTCGATAACGGAACTAGAAAAAGCTTGCTTAGTTGGCTTATCTGGTAGTGCAGCTAGTTTCTGTGCAATTTCTACCTGGGAAAAGTCAGCAACCAGGTTAGTGTCAAAATAAACTGCAACGTATCTTCCCTTTTTCTCAAAAAAGGCTAAAGATTCGTCAGCGCCAACAAATTTAAGCAAGAGATTAGTCCTCTACTTTTAGATTATCTTTTGATTCGTATTCAGAAGAAGTAATAATTTTCTCAGAGTGGTCTTTCAAGACGTCTAGGGTTAGCTCATCCTTGTCGTAAAGCTTGATGGCCTTGTGCTCGTTTTCATAGTCATCGAAGTTATAGTCTTCGGTGATTGTTAGGGGGTCAGTGTCCCAGTCGAGCTGATATACATCGTGCTTGGAAAGACGGTCAAAAATCCCCGCCTCCTCCTTGTCGGTAATCTGCCAGTCGTTGTCTGCACGGACCGACATTCCTAGAGGAAACCAGCAAATAACAGAGTCAATTGACTCAGTTTCGGGGTCTACGTAGAACCAGACATCGACGATGCTGCTTTTTGCCATTTATTACTCTCTAACCGTAAAATAGACCAGGGACGTGGCTATTTTCTATTTTACACTGATTTTTGTGTTGTTGTTCTATTGACCGTATAATTCTCTGTATACGATTTCCGAAGTAGCTTCTGGCACTTGGAAAATTAGCTGGTCGAGCTCTTCGTCGGACAGCTGAGACAGGTCCACTTCAATTTCTTTGGGCTCTCGCTCCCCTGAAAAGTCCTCGACATAATATAAAACCTTGGTTTCGTGCTTTCTTTCGGGCTTTTGCATTACTGCTCCTCCCTTTCTTCCACCCTGGCCAAAAACTTAATAAATTCCTCGGAAAATTCGTCTTCTTTAGCCAAAGGAACGCTTTTCATAATGTAAGAGATCTCGTCATAAATCCGAGTCTCGAACTCCTCGGAAGTAGCGATGTATTCAGGAAACTTAATCCAGTTTGCATCCGGATCCCAGGTTTTACCGTCCTTGCTGAAAAAGTCATAGGGCTTTGCCATAGATCCCAGGTAGCCAAACCTACGAGAGTATTCGACGTATCGGGGGTCTATTTGGTTCTCTAGTTCTTCTGCCATATGCTACTGTCCTTGAACTCCTGGTGGAACCATCATATCAACCATACTTCTATCTAGAACAATTACGTAACTTTCAGAAGGGTTTCTAACTAACTCTAGACCTTGATATCCTAGCATACCTGCAAGAATAGACAAGTTATATTCGCTAGAGGCTACAAGTCCCAGCTTTGCTTTTAGAAGCTTAATTTCTTTTTCAAGTTCCAGACCCTCTAGGTCAGGGTCAATTTCATTAAGAACTATCTCTTTAATTAAAGTCTCGTTTAGCTCTCTATTGAACTTGTCTAGATTAAAACTTCCGTTGTTTTGGGCGGAGTAAATGTTTCCTTCAGTGCTCCAGCTATTTTCAAAGTGAACAAAAACTTTTGCATCTGGCTTTACTCTCATTTTGGCGGTAGTTCCATAGCCCCTAGCAGTGGCCTGACTGGTAGATGCATACTGACCGTCGCCATAAATTCCATATCCATACCATGGCATATCAGCTGTTCTAAATTGATTGTGCTTATTCCAAGCTTCGGCATCAGACCTATCTGAGATTCCTCGGTAGATAGTGTATTTATCATTTGCAATACTGGCTACTGTAGTTGGCTTTTTGTCTGCAAACCCAAAAATTCTTGCTAGCTTATGAGCACGTGCGGCCCCATATTTTCCAGTTTTGTCATATTCGACACTTTCTGGGCCATTATATTCTGGAACAACGCCGTTTTGATCGTCAGCAAAAATACCATCCAAGAATTTAAAGAAGGTGTCTTTATATTGAGAGTAATTGTCTCGCCACTTTTTATTAATCTGAGCCCTAGTAAGTCCTTTAGAGGATAATAGCTCCATAAACTCTGGAGAAGCATTTCCTGTGATTAAATATTTGGCATATTGTTCTGCAAAGCTTTCAGAGACACTCTCGTCCCCGTAAAGGCTGGTTCCACTCTGAGAAACATTGAACTTCTTGAAGTCTTCCTCCAGACTCTTTCTTCCAGAAGACTTTCCGTCTCCCCAAAGCTTATACATCTGAAGGTGTCCGCTTTCGTGGACAATTAGGTGTTTGTAGGCAAGGTCCTTTGTGGTTATGTCAGTGGAGAAGAAGTCGGAAGGTCTGTCAGGCCTATTCAGCATGGCCTCTATCTTCTCGGGGAACAGGTAGATTCCATTACCACCTAGGAATGTAAATGCTACTTCGTCTCCACCAAGTTCAGACGTTACTGCTTTTGGAGCTGCATTTGAAGCTTCAGAAAGAACGTTTAAGGAGATCCTGTCTTTGTTAAATCTAAATGCTCTTGCTGCGGCAATACCTGCCTTAATCTGGGCAGCGTCGACTTCATTTACGATGGGGGTTAGAACGCCATCGGTGCGCTTTCCGTCCATGTATATGTTGATTTCAGCATTATCAGTGTTAGACGAAACTCTGATAAATGATTTGGTTGGATCGCTGCTTCTTTCTCGAAGGATGGAAGCAACTTTTCTACTAGCTCTGTAGGTAGCTTCTTTATCGTGAGCGCCCTGAACTAAAAACTCGTCCTTAAATTCCTTGAAAAGCCTATCGCTCAGAGCAACGGCTCCTTCAACATCCCAATCAGAGCCAAGAGCTCTAACAATCGCATCAATTCTTGGCATTTTAGTTCTATACTCTGTGGCAGCATCCGCTCTAAGCTCGTTTGCTGTTTTAGGTCTAGACCCTGTCCGCTTCTTGTTGTGGAAGAAGCCTCTTACAAGCGCAAGGCCTCTAGTGTCGAGGAATCTGTCAGCTTTTACTAAATTATCTAGGACCGCTGGATTGTACTCTTCGGTAGAAGACAGGCTGTCATAATCCAGCTGAAGCAAATCTCTAAGAGCTTTTGCATATGCCGTCTGGTCGCCGCTGCCGCGTGCGTCTCTGACCGCCGATATTTTAGCTTCGAACTCGTCTAGGTCAGCGTTTGCAGAGATGTTATTGAAAAGCTCTGTTTCAATAGCTTTTAGGTCGTCCCAGCTGGGATCGATAGGAGTTGTACGAGGACGGCCAGGACCGCGCTTTAAATCTCTTAGCTTTGAAAGATCGAAGTTTTTTCCTTCAAGACTTTTAGCTACTCGAGGCTTTGGGGCTGAATCCGGTCCCTCGTTGGAAGGGCCAGAGACAGCCCTATCTATTTTGGGACGCGGTTTGCCCCTAGCGGAACTAGCTCTAGCTGTTCGTCGCCTTGGTCATCTAGCCAAACAACGGCCCAGGCTTCGGTTCCATCTTCTGGATCAGTAACAATCTGAGCCTCTACAAAAGTTCCAAGTCTGTCACCGTCTTCGTCTGGCCAAACATCCCCGGCCTCGAAGTCTTGAATGTTTCCTGGAGCTTCTACATCGGCCTCGGCCTCTTCTGCCTGTTCTTGTCCAGATACTCCCTGAGTTCCAATGTATGGAGCAGCCGCGTCTTGGTCTGCGGTACTTCCTACTTGGTCATCTTCTAGGTCTTGGTTTTCATCGTCCTGCCTTGCTTCGTCTCCGAAGTCGAAGGAGAATCCGCGCAAGTCACGAAGCTCTTGTCCTTCTACATTTCTCTTGTAGTCGGTTAGGTCTGAATCCTTGTCGTGTAGGTTTAGATCGTTGTCTAGTTCGTCGCCAAGAATATCCATCTTGGTTGAGCGCAATAGACCGATTTGGTTGTCGCCAAACCTGACATAAACAGCGTCGTCGTAGCCGTCTCTGTTTGGCTCGCGTAGTCCGATGACAGTTCCAATAGACCATTCGCCAACATTGTTCCAGTAGCGAATCTTGTCGCCCTTTTGAACAATTGTCTTTCCATCCTTGGAAGCAAATGGCCTGCGAGCAATGTCTCTTAAATCGAAGCTTTCAGAAAGGATCTTCTTCTCTAGATTGTTTGCAAGTGGAGCAACTTTTCTACCTAGAGGGGTTCCATTAAACCTGGACTTGATTCCATCCCTAAGAGTGTTGATAAGAAGGTTTCTCGACTCTTCGGTATCTGGTAGACGTCCAAGAAGCTGAACCATTCTGGCTTCAAAGGTAGTAAGGTCGTCCTGTTCGATTGCTTCCCAGGCTGAACCGACAAAGCTTTGTAGCTTGGTACCGCGTGCCTGTCCAGACTTGTTGTACTTTTCTGCACGACCTTCAAGATACTTCTGCACCACTTCCTCTGGAGTAAGCAGCTTAAATGAAGTTTTGTTTAAGTCATCTAGAGTTACTTCCGAGCCAGCAGACTTCTTGCCGCGGAAATATCTAATTCTGTCAGCAAGAGTCTTGTCGGAACCGAAATAGTTTAGGGTGTCTCTAGTAGGGGGCTGCTTTCCTGGCATAGTTTTACCAAGGATGTGGTCGCGGAATACGTAAACACCATTCTTGTCTCCATAGATTCCAGCGAAGGAGTCTTTGTAGTCGAAGTGGTAGAAAGTCTGGACGTTGCCATTTGAATCGGTGAACTTGTAGCGCTCAATGTATTGGTTTCCGTGGGTCTTAGCGACTGCTACCTCGTATTTATAGGACTTACCATCGTTATCGGTAAAGTCACCACGCTCAAGGATAATGTTCCCAGCCTGGTCAACTTTTGCCTGAGGATTGTTTTCCAAAAGTGCGTTGTAAATCGCGTTGGGATCTTCAATCTTTTTACGACCAGCGCCAAATACAGGACGTCCGGTATCTGGATCAATAAGTTGCTGAATTGGAACATTCTGCATCTGCTCGAGAGGAGTTGTATTTGGCGCGATATCTGAGCCGTCGTCTTCTCTTCCCTTTGGAATTGTTGGAAGCTCTTTTGGCTTAGAAGCCGGAGTCTTTGGCTTAGCTGCTGGCTTAGACACAGGCTTGGGAGCTGCTGGCGCAGCTGTGTCTACGTCATCTGTAGCTGGCGCTTGTGCTGGTGCTGGAGCAGGAGCTAAAGTAACTACTGGCTTCTTCTTAAACTTGCTTTTGTCGGGGGAAACTAGAACTTCAAGACCCTCGTCGGGGTTAACATCAAAAGTTTTTCTTACGCCATTTTCATTCTCAAGATCTACTTCAAGAACTTGCCCCTGAGATCCTGGCTTTTGTCTAATTCCTCTAACAATGGCTTCTGTTGATTTTAACTTTAGAACATCACCATCTGCTAGCTGAATAGCAGTTTTCTTTTTGGTGGCTGCAGAGGGGGCCTTTGCAGCGTCTACCAATCTCTCTACGTCTGGTGCATCTCCTCCGTAAGCAATGTCTGCAATAACGTCCTCTACAGCTGAATCAACTGGGTCTTGCGGAGCCAGCTGATCACGTGAGCTGGCATCAAAATCGTCTGGATTAATTCCAGATTCTCTTAGAAGCTCTTTTGCTTCTTCTCTGTCTAGAGATTCAAAACCACCGGGAAGTTCTGCAATAGGAGAATTCTTTCTACCATCCTCTTCGGCTGCTCGCTCTTCTGGGGTGAGCTCTCCTCTAATCAGACGCTCGTCATTAGCGGTGATGTCGGTTCTAGTCTTTTCAATATCTTCAATTGTTGGAATGTCTTGGTCAGTAAGAGTTCTTGTATTTCCAAAAATATCTGTTGATTCTAGAGAGATTCCTTTTTCTTCCAAAAAGCTTTCTGGAAGCTGCGCCTTTACAGTGGAGTCGAGTAGGTGAGAGTCAATTTCATAAACTCCATCAAACATTCCCCTTTTGTTTCTAACTACAACTCTTGCCTTACCTGGGACACCGGTTGGGCCTACATAGTTACCAGTCAGTCCGACTCGGCGGTTTCCTTTACCACGAAGGATAGCTAAAACGGTGGCGCCCATCTCGATCCAACGGCCGCCTCGGTCTCGGGGCTGAATTCTCCAGAAACCCTTGTTTGCACCATCGTTGAGACCGATTGCAGCGGTAATTACCGTTTGCTGATTTTCCATGAAGTATCCTCTGTAAAAGGTGAAAACTACCTACAATTTTACCCTAATGATTGACAGAGTTAGTTAGGCAGTGAGAGCTTTCTCCAGCAAAAACATAGTCTGGTCTGAAAGCTGTCCTCGCTTAGCCATCAATATCAATCTGGTGTTGGCATGAAGCAGGGTTACCTCATCAACATCAGGAGACAGAGATGCAACAATTGCATCTCTAGCCTTTTCGGAAACCTCCGGGGCTCCCGCTAGCCACTCGGCTAGGTTCTCTCTGTCCTGGCTCTCCGAATATGGGTGACCAGACGAAAGAAGTGCAGTATATCGAGAGTTGAACTCTAGCTCATCTGTAACATTAAAAGCAGTGGTTGCGTACTCGGCGAAGCTTTGGACGTCGTAGCGAATGGCATCGGCCCTTTCGTCGTCCTCCAGGTATGAGTAGTAGTTGCAGGCCTGCTGAGCAACCTCGACAGCAGTGGCTGCTGTGATATGCCTAGATTCTCCAACCTTGGAATTGTAGTAGCTAATGGTATCTGCTAGCTCATCTGGAGATATGAATTGGTCCCAAGTATTCACTACTCGTCCTCTTTCTTAGGAAGTAAATCTGCGTCAGGGCTATCATACAAGTTCATGGCTAGCTCAGAAGCTCTTTCAAATGGATCCATTCCCATCTCTAGAGCCCTATTCCAAGATGCTCTGATGCTAGGAATAATTTCATAGCTCAGGTCGGAATATTCGGCTAGAGAGAAAATGGCGTGCTCATCAGAAACGTATTCTTCCCTAGGCAAAATTCTTACAGTAGACGCTTCCTTTATGGCTGAGTCAATCATGTAGCCAGCGGCGGCTAGGGACGAAGCGTTTCGCTTGCTTGATTTAGGGTGGCTTGCTGGAAGCAGGTCATTGTCTGTGGTGTACTTAGAGTTCTTTGGACGACCAGTTCGTAGCAAGTGTAGATAAGCATTTACTCTTGCCATAGCCCATGAGTTGCGGTTCTGGTCTGGACGGTGGGAAGTAGAGAACGCTCCAGCTCCACGGCGGTAAACAGCCTTAAGAGTTCTAAGAGAGGTCTTACGACCGTCTTTGGCCTTTTCGTTATGCTTTTTAACTTTCTCGGAAAGAGACTTTTCTACTTTCTTAGAGAAAGAGATTCCTTTACCAGTTGCAGCAGAGCCCTTCTTGTTTTTCTTCGAGCCAAAGATGCGATCCTTTTTAGGGGCTGGCTTTGAGCCTGCGGTAGCAGTCACCGACTCTTCGGACTCTTCCGTAACAGGTCCACCTGCAGCCCAAGCGTTGCAGGTACGCTTAGAAGCGCACTTGAAGTCGAGGGCATTGCAGTAGCCAAGCTCTCCCGCTTCGATGGAGCCTTCAGCTTCCTGGTTGCCTAAGCCAATACCTTCTTCAAGGCACTCAAGCATCTTAGGAGTACGAACAAAGAAAATGCAATTGCCGCAGCGGGCAGACTTAGCTTCGCGCACAGTTGTGTTCCAACGCTCTGCCTTGTCTTGCCAAAAAACATCGTTAGGAAGTGCTGGATTTAGTGGACCGTAACCAACATTGTCGATGGCATTCTGTCGATTTTCTAAGTTAAGTTGGATGTCCTGAGTTGCGGGAGGGCACTTGCCACCGTAGCCACCAACGTCGGCCGTAACAGCGCCGTCTGGAAGGATTGCAAAGCGGCAGAGGCCGCCCTCCTCAGTCTCGGCGTGAATAATCTTGCAGCCGTTAGGAGCTTCCCAGAAAACGCAGTTGCCGCACTTAACACCGATTGCTGCATTCTCTGCATTCTTTTCTGCAGAGTCGTAGCCAGCCCAAACGCCAGTATTGTCTGCGTTGAACTTACCATACTTTTCAACTACTTCGATAAGAGCTTCTGCAAGCTCGCGCTCTTCGTCAATTAGAATGGCAGCGCTCACTGGCTCTTCTACTTTGTCGTAGTCTAGAATTTCTGCAGGTGCACTGGCACCTCCGGATGCGTTAAGTTGCTCAGACATTAGCGGATACCGAGAAATGCCTTAATCTGCCAGTTCCACTTCTTGTGGGTGTCAATGCGACCAGCTAGAAAGTCCATGAGACCCTGCTCGTTGCACTTCTCTGCCTCAGTAAATGCATCGTAGTAGCAGTCAATGAGAGCCTGGTTGACATTTAGAACCGAGTTTAGAAGCTCTGGAACATTTGCTCCGTCGTAGCGTGGCTCCTTAATAGTTGACATCTCGACGAAGTCAGTTAGCAAATATGGAGCTGCGTATCCAACCTTGAGAATGTTTTCTGCTAGTGGGTCGATAGCCCCGTCAACGTCTTCGTATAGTTTTCCGAAAAAGTCGTGCATCTCTGCGAAGTCGCCACCTAGTACGTTCCAGTGATATCCCTGGTAGACGAATTTGGCAGTTACTACATCAGAAAGCAGCTTTGCTAGCTTAGCTGCTAGCTCTGGATTTGGGCCATGCATGTTATACCTCTGGTTCGGCTAGTGGTGGAGCTTGGGTTGGTATTGCTTCTCCCTCGGGCGAGGCGGCTGGCATTCCAGTTGCTTCCTGCAAAATTTGATCAATCTCTGGTGAAATTGGCGCACCGCTTTGTGCCATGTTCTGCTCGCGAACCTCTCCCATAATGTCTGGCGCAACAGCCCTGAGCAGAGATTCGGTGAGTTCTGGAGTAACCATTCCCTTTTGCAGAATAAAGCGAAGTGCAAATTCTTGTGGGTCTGGTGCGTCTGCATCCGAGAATCCATGAGCACGTCTCCAAGCGTTATATGAAACCGCCATCTTGTCGAATCCAGAGTCAGCGTCCGCTGCTCGGTCGTTGCGGGTGGCAACAAGACTTGGGTCGTACCAGATGCAAAGTTTCTTTACTTCATCTTCTGGATAGCCATTAGCAACTAGATATGGACGCAAGTACATAACAGTGAGCGCGTCAACAATCAAAAGCATCAGAGGCTCGATGTGTGCCTTGTAGAGGGCTTCATCGATTTGCATGGCGTTAGAGTATTTAACGTTGGCAAGTCCTGTTACAACATCCTTTGGAACGTCTAGGCCTTGCATGATTCTCTCGAGAACGCGGTCTGCACGCTGAGCAAGAGCTGGGTCGAAGGAACGCTCGAACTTGAACTGCTTGATACGGTCACCGAGTTCTGCAGGACCACGAATGATAAGCGGCACGACAGCTGACGCTGAATCTTCATCCTTAATCGGAGTGGTCATCGCATCGATTAGTTGGTCTTCGAACTCGTCAGCCGCTTCCTCTGGGTTGTACTGCTCGTTGTAGTTACCCTCTTCATCGTACGGATAGTCAGGATCGGGAGACGCAGCGACTGAAAGACCGTCTGGAAGATAAAGGGCACCAGCGTTGAGGCGAGAGCGTGCAGTTGCACGGAATGTTCTGTTGAGGAGAAGCAGTTCAGCGCAAAGGTCAAGTAGACCTCGTAGCGAGCTGTCTGCTTCCTGGCTGTAGCGTGGGTGTGCTCTCCAAATACGACCAACGTAGGCAGTATTTGGAAGACGAACTACGTCCTTGTTTCCAGTAGACATGCTAGAAGCAATGGAAGTTCCACCGGAAATATCACGACGCGGGTTGATGATGTAGTTACCCTTGGCGTCTACCTGCAACTCGTCAACGGAACGGATGTCCCATGACTCTGGAAGCCCGGAACCAAGGCGCTCTGGAATCTGAACTAGGTAGCACTCTCCAGTAACCTGCAGGTTGAGAGCGGCGTCCTTTAGAAGACCTGGCTGACCGCCGTAAGCCGAGCTAAGACGGTCAAGCGCACGCTGTGCAGCTGCAGCAAGGCGTGGATCGATAGCCTCTACCGAGTCGATAGGAGCTGGAGCCTCTGCAGGGTTAGATACTGCAGCTGCATAGAGGCGAATACGAGATACAACAGACGCAACTAAGTTAAAAGCGTACTTAACTTCACCGATTGCGTCGTAGTATTCCCATGCTTCAGTCTGCCAAGCAGTCGAGGCTGCATTTCGACGAGCTTTGAAGTACTCCGCTTCACTTCTGTCGTCTAGTCTGACCTGAGCTGCTGCTGCAGTTAGTGGGCGAGGGGTGTTAAATGCTTGAGGCTCGGCATAAACAATGCCAAAAGAGTCAATCGAGACTCCTGGAGCCACGCGAGTAGCATTCTTAGGAGCAGAAGCACGCATGTTGGTGCTTTTTTGCTCATTTTTTGGCGTTTCTCGCTTAAAAATACCCAAGGCGGGGCTCCCTGTCTCTTACCGCTCGATCCAGGCGGACAAAAGCCCGACCACAGCGGAAATGGCCATGATTAATGATACCACAAAGGTAAATTGAGGTAGGATTGAAGCTCCGGCAACGAGCGCGAATGACACCCAGAAGCCAGTGCACCAATTACAAGTGATTAAATATCCAATTTTTGTCGTTGGAGACCACTTTTTCCAAATCCAATTTCTAAAACCATCCAAAATTGCATCTGTTGTGATTAGGTGAGTGATTCTGTATGCAGCAAGTGCAAAAATCACGAAGTTAATTGTCGTTATATCCATTTTAGTCCTTAATCGAATTCAAGGTTTGATACGGGTTCCATCCACGAAGCCTAGACCCGCAGCCGCAACCAGTATCTTTCTTGAATGCTAGCATTTTTCCCGTCTTGGTGACAACCCTAGAATCAATTTTAGGGTCTTCAGACGGAAAGAACGTCTCATATGCTTCTCGAAATACGATCTGCGGACCTTCAGAGGAGTCTTTGGCGACCACGACATGCTCATCTGTAACTATCACCCTTGTAACTTCTAAGTATCTGGACCCTGGAGTAGGCTCGTAGCTTCGCAGCTGCGAAACGTCTTCGAGTTCTCCTGCAGCGATTGCTGCTAAGTGACAGGGAAACCTGTCCATAATGATTCTGGTCACTATCTTACCCTAAAAATTCTGCCTGCAGGCCGGCTGTTCGGACTAGTAACTCCTAGCTTACGGTCTGCAAAGCTTTTTGCTCGTATTTTTCCTCCGCTAAACCCTGGAGGCGGCTTAATCAGTAGTGCTGTGAGAGCGTGAACCAGTGCGTCCACTCGGTCAGGAGATTTTCCTTCGCCAGGAATCCACGAGTACATTTGAGACTCTAGGTCTTGCAAATAGCCGACGTGGTGAACTCTCTGTTGTTCATAAGCTAGAACTGTAGGCTCAGCTCTTAGAGCTTTTCCATGCTTTGAGTGAACCTCAAGAACGTTAATAGTTGGGTCGATTGAGTTGATTGCGTTGCGTACAAGTGCGCCACCCTGATTAACTTCGGCAACGACGGGACAACCCCACTTACGAGCCATCTCCACAACTTTACGTGCCCAGGTATCTGGGGAACCATGAATTGTAGCGTCTTCAAGAACCCAAGCATTGCGCTTAAAGAGGTCTGGTTCTGCAGTCGCAGCGCAGACAACAATGCCACATTCGTCGCGGGGATTCTCAGCAACAGAAGGGTCCACGCCGATAATACGTAGCGGAGTAACAGGAGGGTAAGCCACGTGTCTAGCCGCTTCAACCATTTCTTCATTCCAAAGTGCTCCTTCAATGTCGTCGAGCATCTCTCCATAAAGTTCCTGACGTGCAAGCGTCGTGCCTTCGTAGACGCCCATGATTGTGTCAAGGTATGCCTGCGAAAGGTTTCCAGCATTGTCCAAAGTTGAACCCTTGGTAACAACAACCTTTGCCCCGTTCGGATTGTCGGTACGGGATTCTTCAATAAGTTTGTAAAGCAGCGGAACTCGCTTAGGGGTGGTGGTGCAGATGATCTGCGGATTGCGACCAAGACGAGTGCCAACACGAAGGTTGTCAAAGGCGGTCATACCTGCGGCATCTGGAGTCTGACGCCAAGCTGCAATCTCATCGCCCCAAGCATGCGTGAACTGCGGACCACGGAGTGAGTCAGGCTCGTCAGCAGTAAAAAGAGTGGCAGTGTTTCCATTGGGCCAAGTTAAGCGACGCTTCGACGGCTCGTAGTGTGGTTTTTCGGAAGGAGGAGAAACTGCGATAATTCCAGACTCACCTTCAACGATAACGTCACGCACGTCAGCGGCGGTACGAGCAACGAGCGCGAAGCGGCGCTGTCCGTCTTTTGTAACTTTGGCCTGTTCGCGGACCCACTCGGATGCAAGGCGGGTTTTACCAAAACCACGACCAGCCAAAACTAGCCAGACGTTCCAGTCGCCATCTGGAGCTTTTTGCTCTGGACGCGCCCAGACGGACCAGTCCCAGACCAGAGACTCGGGATCCATCCCGTCAAGAATTGCTAGACGCTCCTCCTCTGGAAGGAGGGCGAGCTGTTCCATAATGCTTTTGCCCATACGTAATAGTCTACTGCTTTTGCTGCCCCACCTGGACTCGAACCAGGAATCATCAAATTAACAGTTTGCCGCGATGCCAATTTCGCCATGGGGCATAGTCTTAGGTGTTGGATATATATCTAAGAAGATTTTTTATGTTGTCAATACTATCACCTAAAAGCCCTAGGGAAGTATTGCACTGAGAGCATAAGACCCCACGCACGCACTTGCCGCATGAATAACTGCTAGGACAGCACTCATGGTTATGATCAATGTTAGTAGCAAGTCTAGAAAGGCACGAGTGGCAATTACCGCCGTGAATGTTTAGTAAATTTTGGTACTGATTTTGAGTAATTCCGTGCTTTTTCCAATTTGGCTTATAGTAAGTATTCATTCTTACTTTTTCAGCCTTTTTGTCTGGATTGTTTGCATAATAGCTAATCATGTAGTCAGTGTGACAACGTTTACACACATTGGCATATCCGCTTTTATTAGCCTTCTGCTTACGAAAAAAATTTAAATCTTTCTCGACATTGCATTTAGTGCATACTTTTTTCATGTTAACAGTGTAACACGTCTTGTTAAATAGCATTTGAGTCAGAGGGAAGTCTTTGAAAAAATATAACACCCCCGGGGAGTATTCCCATCGGGGGTGTTATGAGTGAATAGGTGGGTTGCCTTTTACCACCAGGGCCTAGCTGTTACGGTTCTGTAGATCCGCTTTTGAGCCCACCAGACGTTTGGTCTCTCACCGTCCTGCTAAGGACCGCCTGTGCCTTATCCGCCCCATACAGCTCCGCGGATTATTCGGCCATACTCCAGCTCTCCCGTCGGATTGCTGTTGAACTTATGGTAACACAAGTTTTGGAATGTTGCAAGCAACACGCCAAAAATTAAAGAGCTCGGTTATCTTTAATAATTGGAGTGTAAACCTTGCTTCGTCCAGATTTAGGTTTGATGTATCCATACCTTGCAAGTCTGAACCGAATCGCGCCGTGCGTAATTCCCAAGCGCTTAGCAAGTCTGTAAAGAGTTACCCCTTCAACCTTGTGTGCGTGGTTGAGAAGCGCTGTGTACTCTTCTGCTTCCTTGCGGTAGCGAGCGCCGTTAGCACGAACCTGCTGAGCGTAAGGCTGCAGCTCGAGAAGTTTTCTTAGCGTCTCTGCGCTTGGCTCTACGTACTCGCGCTTTGGACGCTCTGGCTTTACAGGTGGCTCTGGAATTTCAATGCCAAGCTTTTCCGTAAATTTTGGATCTGCGTTTGCAATTTGACGGATGCGCTCTCGGGTAAGACCGGAGGCGTTTGAAATTGCTTCGTAAGTCCAGTTTGCGTCAACCAGCTCGCGAATTAGTTGATCGCGGTAAGGAGCTCCTGGCTTTCTTTGGAAAGCAATCTCGATCTCTTTTGGTAAACGCTGGTTCTTTTTGATGTAGTTCTTTTCGTCGCTTAATGTTGTCATTCTTTTATTTTTCCTTTTCGTTTCGTCCAAATCTTTTGGTGTATTTATTTTGTACCTCTGTGATTATAACCTGATAGTTTTCGATTTGCAAGGTCTCTGGGGTAGAAACTATCCGAACATCAACAACGTTGATCATTGACTCGATAGTGTTTACCATTCTCTGCACCTCGTCGGCCATTGCTAGCTCGGGGCAGTAGATTTCGACCTCGCAGTCGTACATATCGAAAACGCCACTATGGGCGATTTGGTCTCTGAAATCGTCCGCGTCTCTTGAGATTATTTTTGCTGTGTAGCTTTGGGGCAACTGGGTGGTCCTTTCGATCATCTATTTCGATGTCGTTAGCATCGCGGGGGTATGTTACAAAAAACAATAAGGCAAGAAGCGTTATTAGCATCGGGCCTGATATGAAAACCACGGCCGTGGCGATTATAAAAGTTATAAGCGCCGCTTCCATCTACTTCTCCTTGCCGGATAGAACTGCCAGCGCTACTGCGGAAATCGCGAGTGGCAAAGGCAGATGCGGATTTTGAAGCAGAGCCAAAGTAATAGACGCTACTACTGCCGTAATCGACAGAACGGACGTCCATACGATGGATCGTAGGAAGAGATAAAGTTTCACTTTCTAACCTTCTTTTTTGGTTGAACCACTCCGAGAAGTGGTTGTAGCCTGCGTCTCTTTCTCTTCTCGATGAAGTAAGAAAGCAGGAGTGGGATAACTATTGAGAAGCCTAAGGCGACCCAAGCTGCAATAATGTGTAGTTCCATGGCATTAGCCTAGCACTAGTAGCGCACATACACAACCGTAATACCATTTTTTGCAAAACCATCTACGGTTTCCATAACGGTATCAGCTGAATAGTTCTTGGCGTGTATAAACAGCCCACTTCCAACATAAACTCCGATATGGAACGCCGAGTTGCTCTTCCTGTACTTGAAGGCGACTAGGTCTCCTGGAATAGGGGCGTCTACTATTTCACCCTCGCGCATCTGCGCTGTTGCGGAGTGTGGCAGCTCGATGCCGCGGAACTTTTGGTAGAACCACATCGTCAGACCGGAGCAGTCCCAGCGTTTGGGGTCATCGCCGAAGCCGTAAGGAGTTTTTCCTACATAGCTGATTAGTTTTTGAAGAGCCTTATCCATGGTCTCGTAGATTTCGCGTTGCTCCGCGAGCTCCATAAGGTTTTGCTGTTTTATCGCAGTAATCTTGGCATTTTTTTGCTCAAGAGTTAGCTCTAGATTTTCAATTCGATCGGACAGCTTTCCGATGTTTGGAAGCTGAGCCAGCAAATCAGTCTTAAGTGTTTTTGCTGGTGCTGTTGTCAAAGGTTCTAGAGATTGAGGCTGGAGTATCGGGCTGTACATCTCTCCAGAGGCCGAAGCCGCGTCCAGATCATAAACTGCGCTAGACGCAGAAACGAACAGCATTGCGAAGATAATGGAGACAGTTAATCCATCTCTTCTTTTCTTTTTTGGATTGTCTAACATCAGACCTACCTTTCCTTGCGTTAGTTCTTGGTCTTATTTAGTTGTGGGAATATGTTAGTAGGGGCGTCTACTATTTGTCAAATCAGAGTTTGATTCTCTTATACATGGCCCTATATGTTACACCAGCGGCCTGGGCCAGCTCCTTGATTGAAACGCCTTTCTGGTGTTGGAGGATGCACAGAGCTGTAAGGCGGTCATTCGCCACAGCGGCTGCGGAGGTAGTCGCCATCCGGGATCTATATGCCCTGGCAATGGGAGCTAGCTCTTGGATAGTCTCAAGGATGTCTTTTGGAATTCCTGGAGACTGTGGACGCCTCTTTTGATAGCCGCCCTCTGCCGTCTTTAGGCGAGGAGTCGGAATAGGGGCGTCTGTCCTGTTTAGGTTCGAAGCGGTCTTGGCTTTGATGACCCATGTGCGGATCGTAGTCTTTGGCCGCTTAGGCGAAAGTGCCTCTCCTATGTTTTGGAGAGACCAACCTGCATTAAACAGGTCGTAGACGCGGGCAGTTAACTGCTCAGCGGAGAGTGAGTTGAGAAGCTCAACCTCTGCCGGCGGTAGTTGCTGCCCTCGAGCAGTTCTACGAGACATGGGTTCTATTTTAAGGGGTGTTTTATGGTATTAGGGGGTAAAACGCCGAAATTTGTACTTTAGTAGAGATTTTAGTACCCCTGGACGTTTTTTCTAAAAATTGGGGAGCGGGTAATAGGGGCGTTTAAAAAGAGGGGGTGGGGGTATTTTTAGAAATGAAGGGGGTGTCCGTAGCCGAAGATTTAGTACCTTAACGTCAACTGCTTTTGGCCTGTGAGAAGGCAGCGGTTATTGCGAACGCGTTCGCCAATTGTTTCCTAAACTCTGCACGGGGCTAGTGCCAATTAGTATTTTTTGCTTTTGTGGGGTAGGGGGTCTATTTGTAGTTAGAGAACATAAAAGAATTGTTTGGTCTATAAATAAGCAAA